TGGCATGAAATTCATGTAGCCAAGGAGGAATGAGAAAGTGGATAACTTAAAAGAAGCAACATTACCTCGGTATAAAGCTGCAGCTCATTGTCCTCCAGTGTTTCTTTGCGTTTGTTGATTGCTGTTTCCGTCAGTTCACGGATTGCCATTTCAAAGATTTTACTTTTTTCCATTGTGCATTTTCATCTCCTTTCGCAACACACCATAAACGAATAATTCGCCTTAGTCCATACCCAAAAGAAACAAAGAAATCATGTATTTTAGACCCGCCGCTTTTGGTAGTTGTAGGCATGCAAAGAGCAAGCTTTAATATCGGGCTTACGAACCTGATATATAACTTTTGCCGATACTCGCAGCTAAAGAGAAAGGAGACAGCCGTGGGATAACTGCGCCTAAATAGCGCCATATAATGCCATATATTGGCATATTGTCGCCGCAATAACGCTTTTTGCCTGTCGGATGCAGCTCACGCTGTCAGAAAGCTAAAAAAGCATTGAGTTGCAAAAAACGAGTCGGGGACTTCAATATTTCGAGGTTCCCTTAGTTTGGAGGGGGTGCGCAGTATGAAGATTGTTTCTTGCACCAAATGCGGAGCGAGTGACTATTTTGAGCGAAACGGCAGCCGGATTTGTACATACTGTCGCTCAAAATATACGACTCAAATTGATGATTTAATACCAGTCAAATCGACAATTGCTTTAGATGATGACGTTACAATACTTCTTCAAAAATGCAAAACAGATCCTAAAAACGCTCGACGATACGCAAGCCTTGCGTTAGACATTGATCCCGACAATGCGGAGGCATTAAGATATCTATAATAATATAATTTACGGAGGAGACATTTATGAAACTTAAAGATGTCGCGGCGAAAAGTGGTTTAAAAACGGATGCTCTTGAAGCCTACATAAGAAAATCAAGTATTGTTCCATTCAAAGATGGATTTAGTGGAATCAGTATTGATGATTCAAATGTCGAAACTCTAGTGAACGGATTCACACAGCATTTAGCGGAAGAAGCTCAGAAGAAGGCGGCAGCGGATAAGGCGGCGGCTGAAAAAGCAGCCGCCGAGAAAAAAGCAGCCGATGACAAAAAACGAGCTTTGGCAAATATGTTGGTAACATCGGGTTTTAACTTCGATGGGTATACAATTAAGAAATATTCAGGTTACATTTCTGGCGATGATGCTGTGCAAATTCCTCGTGGACAAAATAGCTGGTGGAATAATACTGCAACAGATGTTGGTGCTTCCCTAATGGAGTCTCTTGTAAAAATTAGAAGAACCGCCATAGCTGAGCTTAAAGAAGCAGCATATGCACTTGGTTGTAATGCAGTTATTGGCGTAGATTTTGATTATATAACCCTTGATCCCGAAGTTGACAATGGAGCATGGTCTGCACAAAACGCACGAACGGTTTATTTGCCTTACGTCTTTGGAGTCACGGCCAATGGGAATGCTGTTATCATTGAAAAAAACAAAATTGAGTAAGAAAGGTAAACTATCATGGGATTTATTAAAGCATTTGCTGGTGCTATTGGCGGGTCTTTTGCTGATCAATGGAAAGATTTTTTTACCGTCCCTGCTAGGACACTGGCAACGGTGGGTATATGTCCTGCGGTTAGAAGCACGTCAAACCTTGACAGAAGCTCAAATACCAAGGGTAGTGACAACATCATTACTAATGGGTCTCTGATACTGATACCGGAAGGGTATGCCCTTATTACAATGGAAAATGGGGCGGTTACCGGATTTGTTTCAGACCCTGGTGGCTATCAATGGCAATCGGATGATTTGAACTCCAAATCATTTTTCAGCGGTGGCGGTCTTGTTGATTCGCTAATCAAACAATCGTGGGAGAGGTTCAAGTTCGGAGGAACTCCCGGGGCTGCGCAGATGGCATACTTTGTTAATCTGAAAGAAATTCCGAACAATAAATTTGGCACTCAGAGTGAAATCTACTGGGACGATGCATATATGAACACTCAGGTAGGCGCAATCGCACATGGCACATATACGTTGAGAATTACAGACCCTATACTGTTTTTGAAAGGGTTTGTACCAGTAACATATTATTCTGATAGCCAGAGGTTTTTTGACTTTGCGGATTACGACAATGGAGCAGCAGAACAACTATTTAACGAAATAGTAGGTTCATTGGCAGGAGCGTTTAGCGCATACACAAATGATATAAACAAACAGAACAGAATAGCTAACATTCAGCGCGATAGTGTTGGCTTTGCAAACTCTCTTGCTCAAACTGTTGAGTTGAATTATGGTTGGATGCGAGACAGAGGACTTCAAATAGTAAAAGCTGTCCTTGTTTCTGTTGAATATGATGCTGACACGAAAGAATTGATGTCAAAAGTTAGGCAAGCTGACGCACTTATGGGAGCAAGAGGGAATGTCAACTTGCAAGCATCTTTTGCCGAAGGAATACAAGCGGCAGGTAGTAACCCTAATGGCGGTGCCCTCGGCTTAGGCTTTATGGGTATGGGTATGCAAGGTGCTGCAGGAGCTATGGGAGTTATGCAACAGCCAATGCAGCAGTCGCCATACTCGCAGGCTGCGTCTACGCCAGCACAACAAGCAAGCGAGGATCCATACGAAAAACTAGCTAAACTCAAGGGATTGCTTGACCAAGGTGTAATTTCTCAGGTAGATTTTGACGCCGCCAAGGCAAAGCTATTAGGGCTGTAATTAAAGCAGCTTTGAAGTGCAATTGTGGGGCAGATGTGCGGGTAACGGCAAAGTAATCGACGTTATATTGTAATGCGTATCCCGGAAAGGAATACTACAGCCAGCTTGTTCTCCGACATCAGTTCCATGCGGTCGAGAACCTTAATAGAGAGCATATAATCGAATTCTGTAATTTTACCCATCTCGTCCATTAGACGGAGCATCTCGGATGCGTGGTAACGGGTCAGTTCGCTCTCATCCGTTTCCGCGACCTTTTTCACCCTTGCGATGTACATTGGCTTCTTACTTATAATCAGATTCCACGCCTGCTTGAACACTTGCTCCGGCCTACCGAAAGAAACACGCACCTCTTCGTGCGTTTTATCATCTGCTTTTTTGTAACGGGTTATCTTTGTGGCACAACGCCACCAGATATTCATTATTCCGCCTGTGCCACGGCTGGAGTATTGGATGACGGGTCTGCCGCATAGTCCGCAGTAGAATCTGCCTATGAAAGGATGCTCAGGGCATTGGTTTATCATAGTTTTCTTGGCTCTACGCCGATACTCATATTGCGTGACCCGCCAAAGCTTTTTATCGATTATTGCGGAGAAGGCATCTTCCAACCAATATTGAGGAAGCTCTCCACGGTTCTTAACACACTTGGACAACGGCCCCGGACTGAAAGTCTTCTGGAAAAGTACATCTCCAGCGTACTTCTCGTTCTGCAAAATGTTGATTACTGTTTTGTTGTACCAGATAGCGCCCTTATGCCGCGCGGGAACACCATCAGCATTGAGCATATCTGAGATGAACTGAGTGTTTTGCCCCGCAAGAAACTCATCATATATTCTGCGCACAATCTTGGCTTCTTCCTCTTGGATAACAATCTCGCCCTTGGCATTTCTATCTAAACCATAGAGGTTGTGAATTGGAAGGCTCCGCAGGTCCCCCTCGGCATACCTTTTACGGAATCCCCACGAAATGTTCTCAGACATTGATACCGACTCAGACTCGGCAAACGCCGCCATAAGCGTAAGCAGCAGTTCTCCGTCCGGACTGATGGAATGCAGGTTTTCCTTCTCAAAATATACATCAATCCCGAGTGCTTTTAGTTCACGGGTATAGGAAAGCGTGTCCACGGTGTTGCGACCGAATCTGGACACGCTCTTTGTTATGATGGCATCTATTTTTCCGGCACGGCAGTCCTCAATCATTGCCATGAACTGTGGGCGTTTTTTCGCCGAGGTGCCGGTTATGCCCTCATCGGCATACACGCCGACAAACTCGCAGGACTTATCGGCAGAGAGCATTTCGGTGTAGAATTTGACCTGTGCTACATAGCTGTGGATCTGCTCCTCGCTGGAAGACGATACCCGGCAGTATGCTGCTATCCGCTTTTTCTCTGGCTTTTCGGACTTAGGAAGAATTATTCTTGTGGGCATGATTTAACCGGCTTTCTTTTTTTATAGGACTTGACGCCGGGGTCTATCACCCAGGGCAGTTCGGTGCCGTCACGGAATACAAATTTCACTGTGCAGTCCTCGTTGATAACCATGTAGTGAACCGCAGCCTGCCATACGAGCGGGTCGAACTCCGACAGTGCTTTTTTCTGCTTTTTCAAAAGCTGGAGGAAACCGCGTACCTGCACCTTCTTAGCGGCGCAGAGGGCAATCTTGGAGTTCAACTCCTGCTGTTCCTTCTGCAAAGCTTCATACTCGGCGGTTATTTCATCACGCTCTTTTTTGAGCGGGCTGTCCTCGCTGCAGTCATCCATCATGCGGCTCTCCCTGGTAAGGTTGTCGTGCATCCTTGCCGCAAGCCCCGCACAGAGTTCCTCGACTTCGGCAAGCCTGCGTTTATATTCCTCATCATCGGTTATGGCGGCAAGGCACTCCTCGTAGTTCCGGGCAATCTCATCCTTTTTCGCAATTAGACTGTTGAAAGCATCCACAAAGCATTTCATGATGGCGTCTTCCTTTACGGACGGCGTAGAGCAGTATTTCCGCTTGGTAAATTTATTGTTGCAGTGCCAGACGAAAGACTGGTAAGAGCTGCCGCTGTGCCATACCTTTCTGCCGTAGAAACCTCCACAGTTCCCACATACGATTCTGCCGGAAAAGGGCGAAATACAGGTGTACGGACCACCTTCCTTACGTCTGCGGAACTCCTCCTGCACCATCTCGAATTTCTCTGGCGGGATGATTGGCGGATGGTTTTGTGAAACATAGTAAAGGGGCAATTCACCCGTGTTTTTCTTGATTTTTTTAGTTAAAAAATCCTCCACAAAATATTGCTGCAAAATGGAATCCCCGCGATATTTAACATTTTGCAGTATGTTTCTTACCGTGGAGGCCTGCCACTTTACCTTGTTCATCGGAGTCGGAATACCGTCTTCGGTGAGCCTTACGGCGATGTCATAGGTGGTTTTTCCGGCAAGAAACTCATCGTAGATTCTGTGGACGATTTTCGCTTGGTCTTCTACTATATATAAATGACCGTCAGCACCCATATCGTAACCGAGAAAGGAACTGTAGGCGAAGGACACCTTGCCGTCTGCCATACTCTTGCGTTTGCCCCAGGTGATGTTCTTTGAAATAGATCGGGACTCTTCCTGCGCGAGGCTCGACATGATGGTGAGGAGCAGCTCTCCCTTGGAATCCATCGTAAAAATGTTCTCCTTCTCGAAATATACCTCCGTGCCTTTGTCCTTTAGCTGTCGTATGGTGGTTAGGCTGTCGACCGTATTTCTGGCGAAACGGCTGACCGATTTTGTGAGGATGAGGTCGATTTTACCGTCCAGAGCGTCGGTAATCATACGCTTAAAGCCCTCGCGGTGCTTGGTGCTGGTGCCGCTAATACCTTCATCGGTATACACCTCCACGAACTCCCATTCTGGGTTTCGCTTAATATAGTCGGTGTAATATTCCACCTGCGCTTCGTAGCTGTTCTGCTGTTCATCTTTGTCCGTGGAAACACGAGCGTATCCCGCCACCCTTCGCTTTTTTAGCAAACCTGGCAGTCCTTGCATGAACCCTGTCGGTTTAGCGGGTATGACCGTGACATTCTTATTGCTCATTTTTTGCACCGTTCCTTTCAAGCTGTTTTTGTCTCGCCGCCTCACGCATCTCGTCTGTCCAGCTTTCGGAGCGTGAGCGGTCTTGCCATGTAATTCTCTTTTCCGTGCCGTCCTTGAAAATCAACCGCATAGTATTACAAGGTTCTGCAACGATGAAGTCCACCGTTTCCGTAAAGAAATCTTCTGCAAAGTACTTACTACCAAGAGCGTCCGAAATACAATCCTTGAGGGTGTTTTCCGGGATGACCTTGGAGGAGCAATATGCTTTCCCACGGGTATTAAAGGTGGAACAGCACCAGACCGTGTTGTAGGGCGTAGTCTTGCGTCTGTAGTTCTTACCGCAGATACCGCATCGGATTTTTCCCGTGAAGATGCTCTTTGCGCCATTACCGTATTTATGCTTCTCGGCACGGCGCTGAACCTCGCACTGCGCTTCGGAGAAAACAGCTCTGGACACTATCGGTTCATGGTCATCGGTAATATAAAATTGCTGAAGCTGTCCTTCATTTTTGACTTGGCGTTTTGTGAGGTGGCTTTCGCTTAGGGATTTTTGCAGGAGCAAATCGCCCATATACTTCTCGTTTCGCAGAATGTTTCGGATGGTATCGGGATGCCAGTATGGTATCTTTTCAGTGCGGACACCCCGCTCGTTCAGTGTATTGGCAATCTTCTGAACGCCGAAGCCGGAAAGGTAAAGGTCATAGATTTCCTTTACGATTTCCGCTTCGTCCGGCACAAGCGTTATTTCGCCGTTTACGAGACGGTAACCGAGCATGGTGCAGGTGTTGGGCTGACCGCGCTCAAAGCCCTTGCGAATCTTCCACTTGCAGTTTTCACTGCATGAGAGGCTTTCTTCCTGCGCCTGGGATGCCAAAAGGGTGAGCATCAATTCTCCCTCTTCGCTGACTGAATTGATATTCTGTTCTTCAAAAAAGATGTTGATGCCGAGTTCCTTGAGTTCCCGCACCGTGCCGAGCAGTGTGACCGTATTTCTCGCAAAGCGGGAAATTGACTTCGTGACCACCATATCGATAAGTCCCGAACGGCAATCAGAGAGTAGCTTCTGAAACTGCTCTCTGTCTTCCTTCGTTCCCGTTTTCGCCTCATCTGCATACACTCCGACAAATTCCCATTCGGGATTACGGATGATATATTTGCGGTAATAGTCAATCTGCGCAGCCAGAGAGTGGAGCATAGTGTCCTTGTCGCAGGACACTCTTGCATAAGCCGCCACACGCTTCTTAACGGTAAAGGCTGTGCGGGTTGGCGTAATGTCAATAATCTGCTTTTCCATAGCTGAGTCCTCCTTTGGGTAGTAGCCATATTACCGTCATTCTCTCTTATTATCCAGTGATATTTGATAACTTTTCTCTACAAAAATCGGAGAATATTTCGCCCTCATAATTGTATCAATTACCCGGTAATCGTCCCCGGAAATGATGCCGTTTTCAAGCATAGCTTTGAAAGGAGAGAGGCTTGCGTGGTACAGCATTTCCTTATGAAACTGTTCCTTTGTCATACCGCACCACCTCCGAATCTCGCCTCGGCGTAGCACTTGTGGGAGCAGTATTTTCTTGGCTCTTTTCCATAGGCGGCAAAGCTCTTGCCGCAGTTCTCGCATACTACAGCATGGCATGATTTTGAGCCAGTGTTCTTTGAACACGGATGCTCTGTCCACCATTTGACCCGGCATTCATCCGAGCAGAACTTCCGCCTTTTTACCTTATCCGTCTGAATAAGCGTTTTACCGCACTGGCGGCAGTGATTCTCATCATGAACAACAGGTTTCGCGGCCGTTATATTTTCTCTGCGACAGAAGGACTGCACTGTCCCCAAGGGCAAATCGAGTGCCTGGGCTATTTTCTTATATCCAATGCCGATGGCTCTCTTTTCTTTTATGGATTGTTTTTGCTTGTCGGTCATGTTCCGTCCTCCGTTCTGAGGGACACTCCCTCCACCTCGTACAGGACAGGCGGGGCGCAAAACCGTACCAAAACAGAAAAAGACCCGTGGAAATGAAAATAAATCATCTCCACGGGTCTGAATAATAACTGTAGGTCAATAACTTGACCGCTGGTTTATGGTCTTTCTATCAGCAATGGTATATCCTTTATTCGCTGTACTTTACAAAAGCATCAGTAAAGCCAGCTGCCTTAATCTTAGCAAGCATGGCGTCTGCGTTTGACTTAACGGAATACGCACCGACCTGCACACGGTAATATTTTTTTGGTGTGGTCGGTGTGACGGGAGCGGGTGCTTCCGTTGCAGCCAGTCCAACCTTTACAGCAGCACGGAAGGTATCCATCGACTTTCCATGTTTCGGAAACCAGTGCATGACGTCGCCGTGGTTGCTGGCGATTCCCAGCTTATAACCCTCAGAGTGACAGATTATGTTTTTCTCCGTAAGTCCGTATTGCTTGCAGAGATATATGCAAAGCTCCACGGCTTCCTTGTAAACGGCAGAAAAATACGAGGCATCGGTCAGACCATCCTCACAGATTTCAAAGCCGATATGCGTATCGTTCGCTGCACCTCCAGCATGCCAGCCTCTATGATTCCACGGTAGGGTTTGATAAGTGGCTATGCTTCCGTCAGCCAACTTGCCTATGAAACCGTGAACGCAGACCTGCCTGCCATCGGGCTTGTCTTGATTCCAGTGGTTGTTGTACTGGTTCTTGCCCAGCAGACCGTCGTCGGGGCCCACATAGCGTTTGAGGTTGGGGTTGTTCGCCCCGGTGGAATGTACCATGATGCCTTTCGGTGTGATGGTTTTACCCGCTTTGTAGCAGGCGTTGTTAGTCAAAATGAGTTTGTGCAGGTTCATTTATTTGTCCTCCGTTCTGTCATGAATTTGTTCCAAAATGTCTTTGAGTTTCGCCGGAATGGGCAGTCCGAGATGCCCGGCATTTTCGAGCATCGAGACGCCCTCGTTGGAACAGTAGAAGAAGATGACGGCTGTCCGGAGAACTTCTCCGTTGCCGATGAGATAGGTATCCATGATATGTCCGATACCGACCATCACAAATATCAGTACCTTTTTGCAGATACCCTTGAAGCCGACCTCACTTGACAGATTTTTGTCCGCAATGGCGCACATGACGCCCGTGATATAATCGGCGATCACAAACACGAGCAGTGCATAAATTAAACCGTCCATGCCTCCAAAGAACCAGCCGAGTGCGCCGCCGACTGCCGATAGCGCGAGTTGAATCCAATTCCAGATTTCTTTCATGTTGTTATTCCTCCATTAATAAATAGTCACGCCGTTTAAATTGGGTTTTTCAGATGCTTTGCCGATCAAGTCCGAAAGACGTGCTTTGCATTTCCGTCCGCCGCTGTCCACGGTGAACGCCGTATAGAAACCGCCCCTTCCAAAATTGTGCGTCACATCCGTGATAATACCGATGGTTTCGGTTGTTGCCCCACTGACAATGCGCACCTCATCGCCGATGGTGAGTTGGGGTGTGAAGATACCGGCGAAGCTCTCCTGCCTGCCGGATATGGCGATGGCCTGTGCCAGCTCCTCAGCCATAGCTGTTATCTCGGCAAGCGTCGAGCCGTCGGCGGCTGTTACGTAAGTCGTGCGGTGGGACGGCTGAACCCACCATTTGCTTCTGGGGACTGTGGCGTAAACCGTGTTTTCCGGATCGGCACTGGTGACGCAAACCCTGCTGACGGCTTCCGAATCGTCGTATTCCACACTGTAGCTCCAGCAGGTCTTGTCGCGCTCGAATGTATACACAGCAGGCTGGTCGAAACGGGCGTCTGTAGCGGCCGCCACGCCGATGACGCCGTTTGCCGTTTCATCGACCTTCCAGCCATCAAGCAGAGAGATTACCCGCTTGATGCCGTCCAGTATGGTGACATCTGGTTCGAAGCGCAGCTTCCATGTCTTTGTGTTGTTTCCAACAAAAAAATCCTCCACCTCGGCGAGGCGAAGAATCTCCTGCAGGTTCAGCTGAAGCGTCGTTTCTTCAAATGTATTGTCCTCATTGAAGGTCTGTTCCTTCAGCAGTTTGCCAATTGCGTTTCTGGCAGATACGGATACTTTTTCGTCCGGGTACGAGACCGAAGCGCGGTCGATATAGAAGATGCCGAGCGTGATTTCTCCGCTGCTACCGAGGGAAAAGTGCAATTCCATCTTGGTGCCGGGCGTCACGAAAGCACGGTAGCGGTTGAGCAGCGCCCCCTTGATGTTGAGCAAGGTGCAGGACATCTGCGAGACCTCGCTGCCGATGCTGAATTTCACAGAGCCGTCAATAAACGAATTTGTGATGTCGGTCGGCAGCATATACATGACAAACCGATGGTCGCCCTCGGCGCTCCAGAATCCGTATGCGCCGTAATGCGCCACTTTTTTGATGCTCGGATACGACACCGTTTCATCGGGCGAAATCCTGCCGGTTTCCGTATAGGTCAGATTGTCGTACAAACCCAAAACCGGGTTCGCTGTACTTCCAGCCACGGTGCCGTCGGCGGTGAGGTATATGAAACGGAGCAGGTTGTCCGAGGTGTGGATCACCTGCGGATACAAGCCTGCTCCGGTATCAAGGGTATATTCAAATGTCAGCGTCATGGCGTCACCCTCTTTGCAGCTGAACTGAGTAGGTGAAGCGCAGCAGATTGTTCGCAGTCTTAAACGGGTACTCAAGCGCAAAGCTGGCTGTGATCGATGCACCTGCCGCAGGCGGTGATGTGAACTTCAACCCTGGCACGGTCTTCCCCAAAAAGAAGGTTGAGCCGAAGCTCTGTCCGTCCCTTGTCGGAAAGCTCTGGTAATATAAATTGTATGTCCAGCTGTAGCTGACACTGCCTGCTACGGTTAAGGTCTCTACTTGTTTTGTTCCCGCATTGCCTGCGGCGTCAACGGTGGATGTCGGTATGGCGGTGAGTCCTGTGCAAGTATCATTTGCAATGCTGATATTCAGGGTAGGATCATTATCCGCAGCCACTTTAGCGGTCAGCCGCACATATCTTCCGTTATCTGGGCTGATTGTAAAGAAGTCCGTGATATCGGGGTTTTGTGCGAGAGCAGCGTTTACCTTTGTCGCAACTACTGTCGAAGAGTCTCCGCTTGTAACCGGCACCGAAAGGGTTATCGGAGAGTTTACCATTCCAGCGGCCGTTACGACAACCGTCGCGTTTCCCGCAGTCACTATGGTTCCGGTCACATAGATATTTTCCTGTTGCTTTACGGCGGCGACTCCGGCTGTCGTATTGGTCGAGGTTGAAACGGTGGTCAGTCCAGCGCAAGTTCCGTTTGAAAGTGCGATATTCAAGCTTGAAACATTAGCCACCGGCGTTTTAGCGGTTAAGATCACATCCGTACCTGAGACCGACGTATCATATAAAGCTGAAATATTCGTATTGTCTTCAATGGCTGTTTTTATCTTGCCCGCCACTATGCTCGCCGTATCCGATGAGGCCACCGGCATGGAAAGGGTTATCGGCGAACCTGTCATGCCGCTTGATGTTACGACAACGGTGGCATTGCCTTCTCCGCTTAGGAATACTCTCCAATACCTCGCTGATGTTTCTGTAAACTTCCAAACCTGACCTGTCCTTGAAAGCCCTGTTACATCCGTCCAGTCGGCATCATTTGCTGAATGCTGTATTTTAAGGGTATCGAGCCTTGCGGTCGGTACGGTCAGAATATCAATCTTAAGAGTATTGCAGGCCTTTGCTGTTCCGAAATCTATTTTAATCGGATTGACATCACTCACCGTGCAGGAGGATGGATATACCGTCCTGTCATAACAGCTCCACCAGGCAAGAGGGTCGCGATAGTCGTAGCTGCTGTTTGGAGTCTTTGATGCGATGTCTCCAAAGGATACTCCGACGCTTTTGCAGGTTATCGCCGCCGTATGGTAGTTTTCATACCAGTCACCGCAGTTGTTCTCCAAATCCACAGTATAGTCCGTGCCTTCTGTCATTTCCGTGTCGTTTACAAAAATGCGGACCGTCCCGGATTGTATCAATGGGCACTTCATGCTGAACTCGGTTGTAGCTCCGTCACCCTCGCCGATGACGAGATGGTCGACCGCGTAGGGTGGGAAAACATCATGATTTGGGAAGGTGAACGCGCCAACCCCGGCGACACCGAGGTGCTTGATGATGCGGTTGTTTGACTCGCTGTCAAGGAACGTGGTTACGGGCAGGTCATACTGATAGGTAGTGGTATTCCCCGTACCGCCGCTGAAGGAATAGCTTTTACTGCCGTGATATTTCACGTTCATATCTGAGGAGTACTCCACGGGGAAGCGGGAAAAGCGAACATAATCGTCCGTACTTCCTGTGAGAAGCCATTTAAACAGGTAGTTGTTAGCCGCCGTGGGATAAATGCCGTTTGTACCGAAACCGGAAGGCGTGCAGGTAGCGTAGAAGGTTGCGGTTATATACACCACATCTGTATCAGTCTTTGCGATGGCGATCTGGTTCCCTTCGGAATCCTGCAGCATGGCGTGGGACATGATGTAGTAAGTGGTTGACCATGTGCCGCTGTAATAACCCTCCAGAGCCACCTCGGTAATGGTGGAGCCGTTACACTCGGTCGCTTCCAGCTTGATTTGCTTTGTAGTATGCGAAGTCGGGTATTCATAAACCGTTTCCAGCGTCGTTACGGATTTGCGCGTAAGATGTGTAAAAAGGGCGGTATCCGTAACGGCGGGCGTCCCTGTTCCAGTACCAACTGCGATATATCTGAACAGGTCTGTCGTTTTACTCAGCGGAGAAGCCGTCAGCCTGCTATTAAAATAGTAGTTTGTAATGACGTTGAAGCCGACTGCTGTCTGCTTGATTTTACCGCTTTCGGCATCGACGACCTTAACGTCAAAACGGTTGTGAAGAACAGCTCGTTCTTGTATCTTCATTTTGAAAACCTCCTAAATCGGTAATGTTGAAACAGGCTGCAGGCTTACAGACGAAGCCACAACCGCAATGACAGCCGTATGCGCAGGCTGGAAACACTCGGTAAAAACAGCTCCGTCAATCCAAACTCCCGCCGAAATCGTGGATATGGCTGCAGTCTCGTTTTCATAAGTGAAGTAGTCCATAGTTTCTGCGGCGGCTACAGCGCTCAGAGCGGGCAAAAACCATCTTTGCAAACCGAGCTTGTAATACCAGAGAGAACGGTATTCCGGCATTGTAACGGTTACTGCTACCGTCCTGCGGATATCGGAGCTCGTATATAGAACAAGCGCCTGCTCCTCGCTGTCATAGGAAGCAGAGGCAACGGTCACCCCGGAAACGGAGAGTGTGCATTTCACCGGGAATCCCGCATTGATACTTCCGTTCAAAGGCCTTGTAAGATGGATTTTAAAGCCATAGCACACAAAGCCTGTATCGCGGTTCAGCTTCTCCACCGAGACTACGGAGATTTCTTCCGTGTCCGGCTCGTCCAGCAGAACATAGGGATAGGCAGTATTTCCGGAAGCGTATTCAGTGTTCAGCGTGTCCAGTTCGGTTATATCGGAAATCCACATTTTCACGTTTGAAGCGTTGATGTGGACCGTTTCCGGCCGGACGCTCATCCCGGCATAGTTTCGGTGCGTCAGTGCCAGAAGCATTCGTCCACTATTCTGTGTCAGAAAGCCGATACGAAAATCATTGGTACGGATAACTGACAGCGTCGTGTTTCCCATACCAAGGGTGGATACTTCATGCTCTGCTTCCCAGACATAAGAGCCGTTTTCCTGACAGCAGAGCGCCCGGTAATACACAGAACCGCTCTTGAGGTAGCCGATGATTAAGCCCTGGTCAAGGTCTTGTTCGACGCTGGACTGCCAGCCCTTGCAGGCGGATATCTGGGAAACGCCGGTGGCAAGCAGAGAGGCATTATCGCTGTCGCGCCAGGCCTGAACATACAGATTGCCGTTCCGCACATAAAAAACATAAGGGTATTCCTCGGTTTGTAGGTAATACCATTCCTTTTCGGCGTTCATTTTCCACACGCCGTTAAATTCAATCGCCAGATCGGTTGCTGTACCGAGCGTCCACTGGTACTCCCACGGATACTCCAAGCCCGCTGGAAACTTCCGTTTATATATCTTTGCGACGCCATCGTCCAGACAGATGGCATAAGCCAGAGATAAATCGGATTCACCGGCAGTCTGGCGCACAGCCACATCGCCGAAAGCGGGAGCAATATCCTCGTGAATCGGCTCGGAGAGCAGCGAGTTGACGGAGGTCTGCGTGGCTACCACACGGAGTTTTGCTAAGCTGTCCGTGTTTTCTACCTTGAAGCGGTTAGCAAGTTTTTCTTTCAGCGCCGTTGGTATGTTTCTCACGGGTCGCTCACCTCGCTTACCGCCGCAAGGGTGGCTGTGACCTTGTACCAACCCGCCGCCTGATAATCAAAATCGCCGAGTTCAGTAATTCTTCCACTGAAAACGCCCTGTTTTACCGAGCACTCAAGTAGCGGAACGCTATCCTCGGCTTCCATCAGCGCGGCTTTCCCGGCTTCATTAACATAGAGAGTCAGCTCATAATGCACGGTCGGCGAACCGAAACGGGTCAGATATTCCGTCCCGTCAAGGGCAGTCTGCACCGTTCGGATGATCTCCTGGGTTTTTCGGAAGCTGACAAAGCGCGTGATGATTTCACTTGTCTCTGCATTTTTTAGATAACTCATACACGCACCTCCTGTCTGAGACTGTCAATGATAATATCTACGACAGAGGTCATTTCACCGGCGGAATTGACGCCCTCCACCCGGATAATGCCCGTATGTTCCACGGTTTTCCTCACATCAAGAGCGGTGTCGTTCATCACCCGGTTTATATCCGAGTCAATGTCCATCTTGAAATCCGTCGGCAGCGCGGTCTGCATATTGTCTGCGATTCCCTTTATAGCGCCGTCGATGTCCTTTGCCATATCGGTTACGGCAGACACGGCATACTTGCCGTTGCTGTCGATAGACCCGGCGAGACCTTCGACCATCATCTTGCCAAGCCAGCCCATTTCCTTTGAGGGAGATGCAATACCAAAGAAGTCACAGATACCGTCCCATATGGAAGAAATCCAGCCAGACACTTTATCCCAGAGCCACGAAGCCAGTGACTGTATGCCTTGCCACAGGCCTGAAACGATGTTCTTGCCGATTTCAAACACAGCGCCGACCGCTTTCCCAAGGCCTGTCACGATAGCCGCGATGATCTCCGGTATTTTAGCCACAAGCTGCGGAATGGCTTGAATCAGTCCGGCAGCAAGCTGAACGGTGAGTTCGATGCCCATTTCTATAATTTCAGGAAGGTTATCTGTAATAAAATCGATTATGGTCGTTATGATTTCGGGCAGCGCGTCGATCAGTTCGGGCAGGGCGTTCAGCAACCCCTCCGCCAGTCCCTTTATAATGGCGAAGGCGGCTTCCAGAATTTTATCCATATTGTCGAGCAGCACCTGAACAATCAGGAGGATCGCCTCGACGATGGAAGGAATCAGTTCCGGCAGCGCTTCCGCAATACCCAATGCCAGCGTAACGATCATTTGAATCGCGGCTTCTATAATAGCGGGTAGATTATCGATGATGCCTTGAACCAGTGCAAGGACAAGCTGCAGAGCGCCCTCCGTGATAGCAGGCAGAGCTTCAATCAAGCCTTCGAGCAGTGTCATGACGATAGAGGACGCGCATTCCACAATGGTTGGCAGATTTTCTACAATCGCATTTACGATAGCCATGACGATGTCCATGCCGACCTGTATGATTTTTGGCAAGTGCTCCATAATCATGTCAACAAGACCGCCGACCGTGTTTTCGATGACCTCACTGATTTTACCGAAGTCGTCCCCGGCATCCACTAAGCCGGAAGTGAAGTCGCCGAGCAGAGTAGTTCCTTCGTCCGCAAGTGTCTGAAGCTGTGGTAGAAGCACCGTACCCATGACGCGCTTGGCAGCTTCTGAGCCTTGCTTTAGCCGCTGAACGGAATCATCAAAGGCACCGAGTTTTTCGATGCTCTCCTCACTGAGAACAGCACCCATGCGTTTTGCTTCTTCTGTCAACGCGGCAATGCCCGCGCTGCCTTGGGCGATAAGAGGATTTAAGTCCTGTGCACTTTTTCCAAAGATCTGCATGGCGAGGGCGTCGCGTTCGGTTTCGTTCGAGATTTTCCCAAGCGCATCGATAGTTTCCCAGTATACGGTCTCACTGTCGCGGAGATTGCCATTGGCATCTGTAACTGACACCCCAAGCCGTGCATATGCGTCAGCGAATTTTGCGGAGCCGTCCGCTGCGTTCGACATTGACTTGACGTTCTTCGCCATAGAGCCTGTCAGAGTATCGAGTGACACATCCACGAGGTCTGCGGCATAACTATATGCCTGTAAGCTCTCGACCGACATACCCGTCACGGTGGACTGGGTCAGCATTTCATCCGCATATGCGGCTGCTTCCACGCTCATATCTACAAGTGCCTTGCCTGCGCTTATTGTAGCCGCACCAATAGCAACAAAAGCTGCACCCATTGCAGCACCGATGCCTTTAACAACCGAACCGAGCTTTTCAAACTTGCTGCCGGAAGAATCGGCTTCCTTGCCCGTTTTTTCAAGCTCGTCTCCGAATTGGTCGGCTTGCTTCTCGGCATCGTCAAAATTGTCGGCCACATTGTCCAGAGCCTTTTCGTTGTCCTTCAGTTCGCGCTCCATGCCATTGAGTTCCGCCTGCGCGTTATTCAGCTGCACCGCCCATTGCTGTGTGCGGCGGTCGTTCTCGCCGAAGGAGTCAGAGGCGTTTTCCAATGCCTTGCGGAGCGTTTCGATTTTATCTTTCTGGGCGTCGATTTGTTTGGTCAGAACCTCATTTTTGGAGGTGAGGGACTGGACGCTGTTTTCGTTTTTGCCGAATTCGGACTCGACCAGCTTCATCTCCGAGCCGAGTACCTTGAACGACTGGTTGATGTCGGAGAGCGCCTTTTTAAACTCTTTTTCGCCCTCGACTCCAATCTTCAAGCCGAAATTGTCTGCCATGCCGTCTCACCTCCTGAAAATGGGCATGAAAAAGGCACCCCTTTCGGAGTGCCAGTAAAATGGGCAAATATTAGGTTATATCATATGAAAATACTCAAACGCTTTACGTATAGCCGCTTGCTTTTCAACCGGGCATGGATGAGTACGGCTATCTGGCGAATAGCGGTTATTCGCCATTTTCACAGGCAATCCGCAAACCTCTTTCATGTGAGCTATCCAGCAGGTCTTCACGCAGTACCCATATTTTTTCTGAATGAACTCTTGGATTTCTTTATAGGTCGCCATATAGCTGTTTACCTCCTTAATCTTTTTCGGTACGCAAGCGGATAAAATTGCCTTTCATTGCCTCGAACATTTCAGGATAGTGACCACACCTTGCCCGCATCTGATTGTATTTTGCTTTTTCACCATTTTTTTGGACATACAATCGGCGTTCATAAACGGCATCAGCAAGTTCTGACGCATGCATTTGGTGCCCCTCGGCTTCACTTAAAACAATACGCATCGCTTCCTGCAGGGTGAGCGAAGTTGTGGTTGGAGTAATCGGATCTGGAATGGGATTCTCCTTGAGGGCATCCGCTTTCCTCTTCTCAGTCTCAACAGCCAACTGAGCCTGCATGATAACGTACAAGGGGGCGTTGTCTTTGAGCAGCACAACCTGTCCGTACTTATCCACCACTTTCAAAATCTCGTCTGGCGTCTGTTGGAGCTTCTCAAGTGGAAGCAAAGTTTCAATATTAATATTCATCGCAATCACCTCGTGAAATAAATGTATCACGATTCCGCACCTTTGTCAATACAATTGTACGAACTAATCGTTATTTGTTCGTACAATTGTATGTCATATACCGTTTGGTATGATTTCATCAATGTAATACTCACGCTTTGGTTTAGCCAAACCGTTAAACTGCTTGTACACCTCCCACTGGTCGAGCAGATGTCCGATCGGCATCGCCCATACTTCGGACTCCGCCCGACCGAGCAGGGTTGTTCCATAAAAAATCAGCCGGGCAAACAATTCTTCATCGCTTACCCGACCGACAAGTTTTTTGAGGGTTCATCCTCGCTTTCCACATTTCGCTTCGTTCCTTTATACATCGCGTCCATGATGGCATTTTTATAATCTGAAAGCTCAAAGGGCGAAGTGAGAAGTTCGACCGCTTCCTCCGTGAGCAGTTCGCGCTTTTTTGTGGGATTTTTCAGATTGTGTACCAGTACCGACTGATTGGCCAGCAGCGTAATGAGCCATACGATTTCATCGAGAGCCATCTCGAAATTCTCGCTTTTCATCAGCTTTTCGCCGAGATTGGATAGCCCGCCGTAGCGCCCAGCGATTTCCTTCGTCGCTTTTGTGGTTAAGAGCATCTCATACTCTGCACCGCCGATGGTAATTTTGGAGCTTCTTTCGTCAGCCATTAGGCTTCACCTCCAGCTTGCGCTGTGAACACAGGCTCGTAGACCTGTGTGTACCAGCCGGTGATAACGGAAGCCGGAACGCTCATATCGTCCTCGTTAACCTCCGCCTTCCACGGATGCTTGCCATTCCCGTCCAGTTTGTTGCGGCGGAACACCGTGCCCTCGATGGTCGGGGTGGAGAAGGTGATGCTGTCGCCCTTGGTGGCGAGGTTGGTCGCCGGGATACCGAATTTCACCCGGTAAAGCCAGAAATAGCGGTACTTTCCATTTGCCTTTTTTGCCCGGAAGCCTACCGCAACGGGAGTGCCGCCGTCCTCGCTGCCGGACACTACGACGTTGTTATCGTCGAGTTTTGCGCCTGTCAGGTCCTCGGCCGCTGTCACGCCGATATCGTCGATACCAAGCGAGAGAGTGCCGTTTTTAAATTCCTTCACGACCTCGGCGGGACCGTCGTCCGCATAAAGCGTCGCCTCAGCAAGCTCGACCGACAGATCCGCTTTCATTGCTTTGGCAAGAGAGATTGGAGCGCTGTAGGTTTCTGTTCCGTCCACAGCCTCCGTGATTTTTGAGTAATAAAGTTTGTCAAGCCCGATAGTAGCCATTTGTTATTCCTCCAGTTCGTAAATTTTCGCCACGTCGATGGCGTAGTGGTGATAGCCGGTATCGTCTTCATGTCCGATATACCGGCGGTCTGTTATTGTAAATTCCGCGTTCAGCAAGGCGCGGACAATTTGGTTTTTCATAGCTGTGTAGCTTCCCTTATCAAAAAGAGAAAGCCGCGCTTCTTGTGTTTCGTGACGGGGACTGTCATCGGTATACAAAGCGAAGGTATCCGCCAGCGGTGTAATCACAACGTATCTGTTCGGGGCGGACTCTGAAAATACGCCTGTCTCAACGGGTACAATCGGTGAGAGGAGCGTGTTTAGTTCTTGAATCAGGCTCATATGTTTTCAACCTCCTTCTCAAACGCTGCAATCATCGCATCAACACAAGCGCTTTTGCTTGCCGATTTTGCGGGTTTTAGAAAGGGCTTCGGAGACTGTCCGCTTTTGCCGTACTCCAGCACCCCCGCAATCATGGCGTTGCTTTTACCGTCAGTACGAGGATCAGAAAATCCAACTTTTACATTGAAATTCCCGTCCTTATCCTGTCTTGCGGAGGAAACGCCCAGCGCCGAGATCAGCTCGCCCGTGGAACGGCTTTCTTCCTTTGTGCCGCTGCCGATAACGGCTTGAAGGTTGGACTTTACTTTTGCCTCCACAACTTCGCCGCCCGCTTCCAGCACCTTTGGGATGATTTCATCCGTTTTCTCTCCAAGTCGTGATAGCTTCAGAAGGAAGTCCTCCGGCATTTTAAATGCTGCTTTAGCCACTCGGCTTCACCTCCTTGGCAAGCACCTCGATATACATTCTTCGCCCTTTGATATCCTCAACTGAGGTGATTTCAAAACGACCTTCTTTGTTCATCACAACCATTGCGGTAGTAACGGTCACATTCGGGATTCGTCGAAAGCAGAAAAGGTCGGTGGCTTCGGAAAATTGAGCGCGGTTTGCCCATTTCTCGTTGCCGTGCCGACCCTCCCGGTATGCTCTAACCGAGGCGACAATATTGTCAACCTCGGTTCGGAATCCTTCTGCATCTTTTATGGTCACTTTTTCGACAATGTCGATGAGGGTGTTCATCTTACCAAAGCTCATGCTCACACCTTCCAATCACGGTCAAGCCGAAGTAAGAGGTTGACCGTATTCCAGACTTGCTGCCCAGCATTGACATTGTCCGCAAAAAAGCCACCCGTGCTGCCGTCCCTTGATTCATAGAAATGAGACGACAGCATGATAATGGCTTGTTCTGTGGTAGGCGGCATCTGATGGTCGGTGTAGTAGAATTCAGTGAGATGCTGATAGCTCTCAGCATAGGATACAGAGGCGGATATGTACAACTGCAACAGTTCATCATCCGCCGTGTGTTCCAGGATAAGATTTGCTTTGACTTTCTCAAGCAGCGTCATACCGCCACCGTCCTTTCTTTATTCCTGCGCGTCCGGAGCCATAAGCCCGGCAGTTTTCAGTTTTTCGAGCAGAGCATTAAAATCGGCAAGGAGTGTAGTGATATCCTCAGCCGTACTTACCGCCTGGTTTACCGCAACGGGTACTTCCGGCACAGTTGGGTAAGTCGGAACATAGAGGTTTCCGTCCGTACCGATTTTCGCCGGGACGGTATCCGTTTCAGTTTTAGCAGTTGCCTTAACTCTGCCAAGTGTGGTTTCTGTAGCGGCGGGTACTTGAGAAGAAGGAAGCCCCGTTACCGAGGCTCCCTCCTTGATTTCCAATGTTCCGCCGATGACGGTCCTTTCGCCGCCTTGCTCGGTATAATTCTTTACGTTATATCCAGCCATAACTTAGTCCTCCTTACGCGTGCATCTTGAGAATCTGAACACCTTCGGGCAGGATGATCTTGCCATCTACACGCTCGGTGGCGACGAAGCCTACCTGACCGTTCGTGGAATACAGCTCGTTCAGACGCTGAACGGTTCTGCCGGTGCGGTCTGCAATCCAGTAGTTCATAAAGTCACCGTAGGCAATGGCATAAGCGCCAGCCGCCATAACGGGAACATAGGGACTGGTATAGATGTCATAACCGAGCAGCTTGTCCGGTTGACCCGCCATAATGGAAGGCTGCCACAGATACTGACCATTGCCGTCTTTGAGCTTGCGAAGCGCGGCGACCGTGGAATCGTTCATAAGGAACTTGGCGTTCTTGCGGTAGGGCGCTTTCAGAGCATAGATGAGGGAAATGACCTCGTCAGCGGTGACCGCCGTAGCACCAGCCGCCGTGATACCGACCGCGCCGCCATTCGCGGTGAATAGGCCGGTAGGCTGCCCGGAACCGGTGCCGACGCAGAAAGCGGTTTCCTCGGCGACGCCGAAGGCGCTGGCAAACTCCTTCGCGATATACGGTTCCAGCGGGAACGCGCTGTCGTCCAGAAGTTCGACACTAACCTTAATAAGGTCGGTCAGCTTATATGCATCGATAGTCTTCTGATCGAATGTGGGATTGCTCTCGGTATAAGGAGCATTTTCTGCCGTCCATGCCGCGACAGAATGAGTACCGGCGACGGGAATCTTGCGTTCGTTGGCAGTTGTGATGACCTTGCAGAGCTTTCTCATCACGTTTTCTTCCTTCAGAGCCTCCACAATCTGACGCTCGAACTCCTCGGGAACGAGGTAGCCGCCGTTGGCATCAACGCCCTCGGAGAGGACATTGTGGAGCATCTTCTTGCCGCGAAGGTGCAGTCCGAAGTCCTCCTTGTATGCGTTGGAGGCGCGACCCTGCTTTTCATCCACACCGGGCTTCATGGGCTTTTCGGTGAGAGGGATGCCGATGGGCTTTTTGAGCTCCGCTTCGATAGCGTCACGGCGCTCCATGCGCTTGATCTCGTTGGTGAGATCGTTCAGTTCTTTCTCCATGTTGTTGTAGGTGGTATCGTCGTCGACGGACAGCACACCCTTTTCGCTGCGGTGCGTGTCGAGGAAACCCTCCATAGTGGCCCACAGTTTCGCACGCTTATCGCGCATTTCTACGATGTTCATAAACAAATCCTCCTGTTAAATATAGTTTTTGATGTCGTTCAGCCGCTTTTTGAGCTCGTCGACTGAACGTCCGTGTGGTGCCGGTGTTTTTTCAGCAGGCTGGATGTGCAGCTTGCTCATAAGCGAGTTTGTCACGGCTTTACGGGAAAAGGCAAAAGAGACGACGGCATCGGAGGCTTTCTTTTTGTCCTCCAAAATACCGTCGGCAAAGCCGTATTCAATTGCCTTGTTTGCGTTCATCCATGTCTCTGCATCCATGAGCTGTGAGAGCTTGGAGCGCCGCATACTGGTCTTGATCTCATAGGCGTTGATGATGCTTTCCTTAACCTCGGAGAGCATATCTATCGCTTTCTGCATTTCGGCGCTATCGCCAATGGCAAGCGTCGCGGGATTGTGAATCATCATGAGCGCGGTCGGTGCCATCAGCACCTTAGTACCCGCCATAGCAATAACGCTTGCGGCGGATGCAGCTACACCATCAATCTTGACGGTGATGTCGCCTTTGTAATCCATTAGCATGGTGTATATCTGGCTTGCCGCCACGCAATCGCCACCGGGCGAATTGATCCAGATGGTAACGGGGCCGGAGCCTGCGAACAGTTCATCACGGAACATTTGCGGTGTGACATCATCATCCCACCAGCTTTCCTCCGCGATGGTGCCGTTTAGCTCAAGCACCCGCTCCGTTTCCGGCTCTGCGCCGGCTTCGTTTTTCCAATGCCAGAACTTCTTCGGATTGGTCATTATCGGTTTCCTCCTTTCCGTCGTCGGTTGATGTTGTATCTGCAAAAGCACCCGCATTGGCAAGCGGGAGCATATTGCCGTTGATAAGGTAGAGATCACCGCCATCCTCAGTGGGTATACGGTCGAGGTTTTCCAATTCGCGGATGTCGTTAGCGGACATCCAGCCGTTCTGCCTTGCCGTGGCGTAGCCTGTCATGCGGCTCTGGTAGTCGCCGCGAAGCAGACCTTCCAGATTGAACTTGACGAAATATTGCGTCTTTTCCTCCAATGATAGGAGCGACCGCATGATGGACTGTTCCCAGCGGATGACCCAAGGGTCGAGGGTGTATTTTACGAACTCCAGTGACTGCTGCTCAATGTTAGAAAAGCTCGACTTTTCAAGGTCGCCGACCATGTGAGGCGGAACTCTGAAAATTCGAGCAATCTCATTGATCTGAAATTTGCGTGTTTCGAGGAACTGGGCTTGTTCCGGCGAGATGCCTATGGGAGTGTACTTCATTCCTTCTTCGAGAACGGCAATCTTATTGCTGTTGCCACTGCCGCCGAATTGCGACTGCCATGCTTCACGCACACGCTGCGGGTCTTTGATGGTGCCGGGATGTTCCAGCACGCCGCCCGGAGCAGCGCCATTTGCAAAGAACTTAGCGCCGTATTCCTCACAGGCAATTGCCATTCCGATAGCATTTTTTGCCATTGCAATGGGACTGTAGCCGACCAGCCCGTCAAACCCAAGACCGGGAATGTGCAGCACGTCGGACGGTTTGAGGATAACAGTGGAGCCATTCATCGTAGGTGCTTCGTCGGAGGAACGGTTGTAGCTGTAATAAAGCTGTCCGTTTTCTTCCCGGTCGACCGTCATTCTATTCGGCATCAGAGGATACAGCGCCACGACCTCACCCTTGCCGTTGCGGATGATCTGCGCATAAGCATTACCCCACAGCAATAGGTGTGTCATAAGTGTTTCCCTGAAAACAAAGGAACTCATCTCCGGGTTTGGCTCGTCGTGGAGCAACCGATACAGCGGATGGTCGTAGGACTTTTCCTTGCCGCCATCCGGCAGATAATGATATAGGTTCAGCGGAAGTCCGGCCACAGCCTCCGCAAGTATACGAACGCAGGAATAGACCGCCGTCATCTGCATGGCCGTACGTTCTGTCACAGCCTTGCCGGAGGTCGAGCCTCCGAACAGAAAATTATACGAACTGCCCACCGTGCGGTTCTGGGGCTTGTCACGGGAACGAAATAGCCCGGTGAAGATTCCCATATTTAATCACTCCCTTTAAATAAATAAAATGCCCCGGCTATCATAGACCGAAGCGCCGTTTTCCGTTCCACCGCGAATCGCACGGTCGAGCGCCATAATCGTGGCGACCGCTCCGTCAATCTTCTCGGTGGATTTTTCCTTATCCGGCTTGATGTTTCCCGCCGGGTCTGTGCGTATGAAGATGTTATCCATCATCCATCGAAGCACAGGCTGTCCGCCGTGGGCAAGGTTCTGCTCCAGTGTCAGCTTCATCAGTTCCTTTGTTGGAGGGGACATATCTTTGAAGCCTTGTCCGAAAGGAACGACCGTGAAGCCCATGCCCTCAAGGTTCTGGACCATCTGTACGGCTCCCCAGCGGTCAAAGGCAATATCCCGGATGTTGTATTTCTCACCGAGCCTTTCAATGAACTGCTCGATGAAACCGTAATGCACGACATTACCTTCCGTGGTTTGCAGAAAGCCCTGTCTTTGCCAGAGGTCATACGGTACATGATCGCGCTTGACGCGCAAATCGATGTTGTCTTCTGGTATCCAGAAGTACGGAAGAATGCTGTATTTGTCGTCCTCATCTGTAGGCGGAAATACAAGCACGAACGCCGTGATATCCGTTGTAGACGAAAGGTCGAGTCCACCATAGCAGACGCGCCCTTCGAGGTCTTCCGGGTCGACCGGGAAAGAGCAGGCGTCCCACTTATCCATAGGCATCCATCGCACAGCCTGTTTGACCCACTGATTCAAACGGAGCTGTCGGAACGAGTTCTCTTCGCCCGGGTTTTGTTTTGCACTGTCACAGGCGGCCTTGACCTTATCTATTCCGACAGTAATGCCAAGAGAGGGATTCGCCTTTTTCCATACCTTTGGGTCAGTCCAGTCTTCGGATTCGTCAGCACCGTAGATGACGGGATAGAAGGTAGGGTCGTTTTTTCTGCCGTCGATGATGTCCTTTGCCTTCTGATGGGTTTCATAGCAGATGGACTGCGTATCGTTGCCTGCTGTGGTGATAAGAAAATACAACGGCTGCATTCTCGCGTCACCGCTGCCTTTAGTCATAACATCAAACAGTTTCCTGTTCGGCTGGGTATGAAGTTCGTCGAAGATAACTCCGTGAGTGTTGAAGCCGTGCTTGTTCGCCACATCGGCGGACAGGACTTGGTAGATGCTGTTTGTTGGCAGATACTTGAGCGTTTTCTGGCTTTCCAATATCTTCACCCGCTTGGCAAGTGCCGGACAAAACCGCACCATATCCACTGCTACATCAAATACGATCTTAGCCTGGTTGCGGTCGGCGGCACAGCCGTATACCTCGGCTCGTTCCTCTCCGTCTCCGCAGAGAAGAAGGAGCGCCACAGCAGCGGCAAGTTCACTCTTGCCTTGCTTTTTAGGTATCTCGATATACGCCGTATTGAACTGTCGGTAGCCATTGGGCTTCAGAATACCGAACAGGTCGCGGATGATCTGTTCCTGCCAGTCGATAAGTTCAAAAGGCTTACCCGCCCATGTACCTTTGGTGTGACAGAGGCTTTCGATAAAGGAAACGGCATAATCGGCGGCATCCTTATCGTACCGGCAATCCTTCAGCATGAATGCGGTAGGTTTGTATTTTTTCAGTTTTCGCAAGTCGCCGCCTCCTTTCGGACATAAAAATAGACACCCATCGGTGTCTTCAAAATCTATCTGTACGAGATACAGCCCCGCTGGGGGCTGCTCCCGGCTTTTACGCTGGGCTCAGTAGTTTTCGCCGTGCAGGAGAATCTCGACCGCAAGCTGCGTGTCCGGGTCGGCGGGCTTCACATCCCAGCCTCTGTCATAGTTGGCAACTATCGCACCATCGCGCTTGAGCATCAGCTTGCTGACGCGACCGCCGTCTATGCCGAACTGCGAGCCCTCGTCGTACTGCTTCATCCAGTAGTGAAAAACGCTGTCGTGAACTTTAAGGCTTCCTTCTTTCCACATAACCATTTCCTCCGTTCCTTTTGTTGTACACATATTACCTCTGAACGCACAGTATATCCAGCCATTCAGGGTTAATATAGTACACAATCTTTCGGGCAAAAGCTGTGTTTATTACAGCGGCTTATTCATCTCCTGTAAGGATAAAGCGGACATACGCGATTCTGTTTTCCTCAATGAAATTCACCAGTTCGTAGAACTCCATATCGTAGGCGATTTTCTGAACCGCATGGATGTCGAACATATTCGTAAGACCCGTGTCCCGGATGGCGAGGATCTGTTCCTTGACTTTATCTGTCATCATCGCACCTCCGGCATGAGTCCTCGCCGTAAGCCACGGACAGGCCGCAGCCGTTGTCCCACGAAACCATTATCGAGCCGATATCGTCGACGCCTCGCACGGTGCCTTTCGTGCCGACAGGCGGCGCTTGCGGGTCATCCATGCTGACAAGTTCCACACGGCAGCCTATAGGATACTGCTTGCGGATACTCTCGACCAGTTCTTTACTCGGAAATCTCATCACTCTCCACCTCCTTGTCCTGCAAGCTCATGACATCATCATAAAGGTCTGCGTCTGCGTTAATGCGCTTGGCTATTTCCTGCACCTTTGGGTTGCCGCTCTTGAACGCGCCGCTGCCGGAGAGGTTTCGGAGCAGGATTTTCCGCGCCGCCTTGTACTCGTCACCGATGAACCCCAGCCTGAGCAAGAAGCAGCGGAATGCATACTTCTCATTGTCGGTTTCTTTTTCCTTGGCGGTGACTCGCTTCTGCGTTTTCGCCATGCCGATTAGCTTGCCGGTGAAATGGGCATAAGCGCTGATTTCCTCCGGCTGGGGGAAACCCGCAAACCACGGAAAGCTGACCGCCTCGTCCGTGACTTCAATTGGAAGTGCGTTTGCGCCAAGCACCTTCTTAATTAGCAATTCCTTGCTTGCTACCAGCAGTCGCAGGTTTTCAAGCGCCGCATCACTGATGTCTTTGCGCGGATAGGAAAGGATGAGCGAATCGCCAGAATCTTCAGACTCGTCCTCATCGGGAACGTCGCTCGGCTGCATACCATCCTCGCCGATGGGGTCGCGGCGCTGTCTGTCAAGCCCCAACTCTTCTTCCTCAGTCATTTGCAAGTCCTCAAAGCGCGCTTCCGGCTCGAAGCCCTTTTCGAGCAGTGCCTCGACCAACATTTCAATCTCGTCGCTGTTGGCACGGTCATCGAAACTCACGATGCCGTTCATATCGATGGTGATGTAATCAACCTCATAAGCGAAGGTCGGCGCTCCGAGGTATTTCGGTGGGACTTCCAGAATCTCGCCGATAGCCGAAACCAGCCGTTTGCGGTCATTGCCTGTTACTTTGTAATTGAATTCGAATGCTGTCATTTTGCAGTCCTCCTTTGTTTTTTGTAGTGTGATATTACCGTCAGTGTGCGAAAATAGCCAGTCATTCAGGCAATATATATCACACGATCTTTCAAAGGATTACTTGTCCTCGTTGTGCGCATACCACACAATTCCACAAAGAATGAAATACACGCACGGAAGAGCGATACCGTTGCCCCACATCTTATATTCGGCAGCGTCGGAGTACGGGTCTTTCAGCCATTTGAGAATCTGCTTTTGTGTCTTCGGCTTGCTACTTGTACCCATGATTTTTCGGTGCGTTTCAAAAACATCGGTCCAGAAACCGACCTCTCCGTATGATGGGTTCTCCATACCGAGATTTCCGCACCACCAGTCCGGGAAACCTTGCAATCTTGCGCATTCGGTTGGGGTAAGGCGGCGGACGGTGTATTCGGCTTCTGACCGAATGACCGCGCCGTGACCTTTCGCTACAAGCGTAGGCTGTACCTCTTCCGCTACGGACGGAGCAAACCTCGCAGTTCTGCCCTGGTTCATGGCATCTCTGCCGACTCCGTATGCGGAGGGTTCGTTTATGACATTGGGGTCTTTATAATCCCGAGCCATCAGCGTCGGAGATTTTTCCTCGCACACCTGCGTGTATTCACCGGTCGTCATGGCATAAACGGCGTGACGGTCGGTCGCGTCAAGAGTGAAACAGACATCTTCGTTGATGCCGTCGCCCTGCGGACCGTTCTCGTCTTTTCGACCGATCATAGAACCTTGCAGAATGTATGTCTGCTGTTTGGTGGCAGCTTTACAAAGCGCACCGCTCTTGTTTCCGAGCGTCCGAACCTCGTCACGCTGATTTTGCGTAAACGGGATACCTTCCACAACGGCAATGCCTCCCTGGTTGCAGGTGGGGTTGCCGCCGTTGCCGTCAAGGCAGCGGGAAGAATCTGCTATATAAAAACCGCTGTGCGGATTATCGGACTTCATGGAATTGGAGTCCTTGGAACAGATACCGTAAGCTTCGACCACGCAGTTAAAGTTGTCTTTATCCGGCATTCGCTGATTGCCTCCGGCGTTGTTGGCGGTCAGCGTCGGCGATATATCCGAGCCGTTCCACGCCCTCGGTTCAAAGAGGGTCTGGTCATTGTTGCAGCCAAGCGTGGCGGATTTATCTTCCTGGATAAGCGCACCCTTGCCTCCGCCTTCGCAGCCGGAACGGATCTTCAGCGTCTTTGGCGTTCCCACCACGAATGGTTGATTGTTACCGCCGGTGCCATAAGTAGAAAGAACCGTGGGTGCAATGTTCCCGGTATCTGTGAACCGGGTGTCCTGCCCGTGGTTTTCATACACGGTCGCTGGAACGACTCCGGCACGAAGTGTGGGTGAGCGTTCTTCCTCAAATCCCACAGACCTCGCTTTCGCAGAATGCTCGGTACAGAAGCCCGCCGATTCCATAACGCATGGAGGATGATGCGCTTCCGCACGGAGAGTACAGGTCACATCGTCCGTTACATCCATTCGATTACCGCCCTGGTCGTTTAGTACCACACCGTTTCTGCCGGTACTCATTCCGCAGTTCACCCCAAGGGTAGCGGACTTATCTGCCGTCAGACAGCCGTTATATCCGTCAAAGCCGATGCTTGACGGGTCAACGCCGTTTGCAGCACCCGGGGCAGTTCCTTCCCACGCACGGAAGCCCTGCGGAGTATACCCAGACAGGCCTTCGGACTCAAATAGTATTTGTCCGGCACTCCCGCCTGCAAGATCTGCGACAAGGAAGATTCGTTTCCTGCGTTGGGGTACTCCCCAAAACTGCGCGTCGAGTACTCGCCAGGCAACGGAGAAATCATCTCCCACAATTTCTCCCGCGGATTCCCACTTCGCATATTCAGGAACTGACAATTCTTCGTCTTTGATCTTACATATCGATTCGAGGACTGCCTTGAAGTCGGCACCGCCGTTTGAGGAGAAGGCGCCCGGCACATTCTCCCAACAGAGCCATCGAGGTTTTTGTCCATTGGTTGCACACCTCATTTCTTTTACGATTCGGACGGCTTCATAGAAAAGGTTTGAGCGGCTGCCGTCCAGTCCCGCTCTTTTCCCCGCCACGGACATATCCTGACAGGGACTGCCAAAGGTGATGATATCCACGGGCTCGACTTCGCCGCCGTGCATCTTGGTAACATCACCGTAGTGTTTCATGAAGGGCAGCCGTTTCGTGGTTACCCGGATAGGAAAGGGTTCGACCTCACTTGCCCAGACAGGCTGTATTCCGGCAAGCAGTCCTCCCAAAGGAAAACCCCCGGAGCCATCAAACAGGCTTCCGAGGGCCAGTTTATTCGTTTGTTCCATTCTTGACCTCCTCATATTTGAGGGTCTGTCCGTCACGGATCACGGACACATTTTCATCTGTGCCGATCTGCTCGATGTAGCGGTTCACGATGACGTCGCAGAATTTTTCATCAAGTTCCGCCATATAGCACACCCGCCCGGTCTGTTCGCAGGCAATCAGCGTACTGCCGCTGCCGCCAAAGGGGTCAAGCACCAGAGCGTTGGTCTGCGTGGAGTTTCCAATTGCATAGGCAAGTAGCGGGATCGGCTTCATGGTGGGGTGGTCGCCGTTTTTCTTCGGCTTGTCAAATTCCCACACGGTGGTTTCCTTGCGTCCTGTGTACCACTGATGCTTGCCGGTTTTCTTCCAGCCGAACAGCACCGGCTCATGCTGCCACTGATACGGGGAACGCCCCAGCACCAAGGACTGCTTTTTCCAGATACAGCAGCCGGAGAGGTAGAACCCGGCATCGGCAAACGCTCTGCGGAAGTTCAAACCCTCGGTGTCCGCATGGAATACATAAATGGACGCATCCGCCGCCATGGATTTCTCCATACAGGTAAATGCGTCCAAAAGGAACTGATAGAATTTATCTGCCGCCATGTTGTCGTTCTTGATTTTTCCGGCGGAGCCTTCGTAGTTGACGTTATACGGTGGATCTGTCAGCGCCAGATTGACCTTGGCATCACCCAGAAGGGCATCGTAGGTTTCCTGCTGGGTGGCATCTCCGCAAATGAGAGTGTGCTTGCCCAGTTTCCAGACATCGCCCGCCTTGGAGAAAGTGGGCTTTTGCAGTTCGGCATCCACATCGAAATCATCTTCTGTTGCATCATACGCACCGAAGAAATCGGAAAGTTCCGTTGCATCGAAGCCTGTAAGCTCCAAATCATAGCCCATCTCCTGCAGACCGGACAGCTCAATTTTGAGCATCTCCTCATCCCATCCGGCATCCAGCGCCATGCGGTTGTCTGCAAGAATATATGCTTTCTTCTGCGCATCGGTCAGATGATCCACAAACACACAGGGCACCTCGGTGATGCCCTCCGCCCGGGCGGCTTCGATTCTACCGTGACCGGCAATGACGCCATAGTCACGGTCAATGAGCACGGGATTGATAAACCCAAACTCCCGGAGCGAGGAGCGCAGTTTCTGTATCTGCGCGGGAGAATGCGTCCGGGCATTGTTTTGGTACGGCACCAGTTTGGCGATGGAAACGAGTTGCATTTCGGAGGTTGTCTTTTCCATCATACAAGCCCCCATTCTGCAAACTTCTCAAAGCCGCCAACGAAATCAATGAACTCCTTGGCTTCACTGACGATCTCGGAGTAGGGCTTGCCGTCCACGGTATCGTCACCAATGGCACAGCACAGTTCCACAGGCTTGCCTGTTTTTTGTGCTTTGATGAAAGCGTAGATGTTTACGGACACATCCGCTTTGGACAGGTCTTTGCCGTGCAGTCCACCGCCGGTAACGCTGTCCGCCATGTCCGAGCCGAGCTTGCGGTTGGTGGCTCCGGTATCCACCTCGGTGCCGCCCGTCCAGTCACCGAGCGGATTTATCTCCGCATCCGGGTACAGGGAGCGAAGCTCGTCCGTGGGAGCGTTGCTCTGGCAAATGATGAGCCTGCCGCCATCGAGGATGTACTTGCCGTCGCACGGGTACTTGGCGTAAAGGTTCCGGGCAATGCGGGTCAGCTTCTGCTGTTCCTCGGTAACGGGCATACCTCTGAAAATTCCGTTGTCGCCGCAGCGGAAACCGTTCTGCTGGTTCTCCGAAAGATGCGTGTCCTGCGGAACGATTACGATGTTCGTTTCCGTCTCTCCGGCTATGCGATGCACCGCGTCGTCAATAGCCGCATTGTCGAGAGCCGCTGTGGTTTCGATGATGGCGTGGCACTTGCCGTGACCGATAAGAACCTCGACCGCAATCTTTGGGGCGGGTTCGGTCTTATACGCCAAGTCGACGATTGCTCCGGCAATCCTGTCCGCGATTTTATCGCAATGTGCTGGGTTTACTTTTTCAAACATTTTTATGCCTCCTACTTAATCTGCCAACATTCCAATCGTCGGCAACATAACTGTCGAGTAGTTGTTTGGGGATATACCTTTCTTTTATTCCATCGTTAATCCACCTGCGGTTTGAAGTGTCGGTGGCTTGTCTGCGCCGGTACTCATCAGAAAATACTCTACCCGTGTTGGCAAGACCGATTTTTTGCCGCACACTCCCGTAGTTCATGTTGTAGGCATGAGAACACCACTCAAGATTGTCAACACGATTGTTATACTTGTTCTCGTCGATATGGTTTACTTCATTGCAGCCATCGAGCGGCAATAAAAAAGCACCGGTGACAAGCCGATGCACAAGAATCTTTTTCTGTTTTCCGTATTTCCACAGGCAGGCCACTAAATAACCGTTGGTAGCAACCATTGGCTTTAGTAGCATTGGGCAGCCCTTTTTCAGACTGATGATGTTCCCCAAATTTGAGATTTGGTAATCACCCTCGTAGCCAGGAATATCCACATATTGTTCTGTCATGGCAGTTATCCCTTTCTGGCTCGAAGGAGCCGTTCCATGAGGTCGTCCTGCGGATTCGTGCCGGAATACTCCGTGGTACAGTTTTCTTTTACGATTTGGAATATCTCGTTCCACTGGCGAATCGCCTGATTCATATAGCTGATGCCGATGTTAATGAAGGGCGACGGGATCGGCTTTCCCGTGGTGGGATGCTTGCCCAGCAGACCGAGGGTGTTGTTCATCTCTTCGCACTGTATCCATCGGGCAGAGCACATGGCATAGCGTTCAATCAGCTGCGGGGACACGATAGCCGTGCAGCCGATTTTGTTCAGCCACACCCAAGTGTTCTCGTAGATGCCCTTCGCCTGAAACGCCTCGCCGTTTTTCTGCTGCGCCGAGAGGATGTCATTTGGCTTGGGCATCTCCGCACCCTCGACATCCGGGATGTCCAGAATTTTCACACGCTTGCTTTCGTCGGATATTTTATCGATGGCAGCGGCTTTCTTGCGTCCTGCGCCCGGTCGAGCGCCACCTTGGCCACCGACATTGACAGATTTTGTTGGCACATTTTTCACCTTCCTTTCGCGCCGGGTTCAATTACCCATTTGATACGGCCTTTTTTGCACACGAAGCCCCAGGCCGTTGCTCGTGATAAAAAGCCGTAGAGATTCGAACGCCACCGGGCGCGTCAGTCGTCAAAGCTGTGCGGCTTTCGTGTTCCAAGTTCACCGTGCGCTTTCATATGGCAGGAACGGCAGAGAGACACGAGGTTTGACCGTTCATGCGTTCCGCCTTCCGAGAGCGGTACATGATGGTGAACTTCCTCCGCCGGACGGTAGATGCCATGCTTCAAGCAATCCTCACACATGGGAGACTCACGGATTTTTCTGTCCCTGATCCGTTTCCAGGCGCGCCCGTAAACATTCTTGTCGGTGGGTCGCTGGTACCGGTTGTAGAAATGTTCGGCTTCCGTTTTATGTTCCGGGCAGTAAATATCACCGTCCCCGGCAAGGTTGGGACAGCCGTTCATCCTGCAGGGTCTTTTTGGTTTCTTCGGCACTCGTTTCACCTCCGTTTCCGCTCATAAGAAAAGCCCTGGGGGATTGCTCCCTCAAGGCCTCTCGCATCATACAGTTTTCTATACTACCATTATACCTATATTGACTGGGACAATCTGTGCCATAGTGTGCCAACATTCAAACCGGCACAGAAAAGTTATAAAGAGCGTTTGAATGAATCCTGTGTACCGTCCGCCCGGAAACATTAAGTAGCTGTGCGATGTCGTCCCAATTATAGTTATTGAGATATCGGTAGCGGAGAAGCAGGCGCTCATCCACGTTGGATACCCGGTCGATTGCGGCGTTCATTTCCGTTTTCAAATCCACATAGCGGTCGATGTCGCGGTTGATTACCTTTTCCAGGTCAACGATTTTCTCAATAATTCTTGCGAACGGGGCTTCGGTGCTGCGCGACTTGCTGACGCGCTCACCCTCAAAGCTGCAGGACGTCAGCCTTGTGGAGTAGTCCCGCAAGCGCTCCAGTTCCGTAATGCGGGAGTCAATCAGCTCGTTGAGCCGGTATGCCTGCCGCAGATATTCTTTTGCCGTCATAGAAATGCCTCCTCTCTCAGCTTTCGTATCAGCATCTCACCGTCGACAGAGGTGAGAGTTTCGTACCAGGCGGAACGGAAGAACCGTTCCATTTCATTAACAGCGGCCATTGCGGACCTGCTGTGCGGGTTTTTGCTCAACAACTTCAGCGCCCGTCTGTAATCCTTGACCGCCAGCAGAATGATGGCGTTTGCGAGATTTTCATATGCGTCCGTCATTTCACCGCCCCCAAATCCGCCTTGACCGCATCGATAAGGCTTTGCTGGGTGACGTCCTTTTGCGACAGCGCCTTCAAAATCCGCTGGTCTATGGTGTCCTCGGTCACGATGTGCTGAAGCACCACGGTTTTGGATTCCTGCCCCTGTCGCCACAATCGGGCGTTCGTCTGCTGGTAGAGTTCAAGACTCCATGTGAGTCCGAACCATACGATGGCGCTGCCGCCGGATTGAAGATTCAGTCCGTGTCCGGCAGATGCGGGGTGTATCAGACCCACGGGAATCTCGCCGTTATTCCACCTTCGGATACTGTCGGCTTTATCCATCTCGGAAAACGGAATATGGAGACTGTGCAGCCGTTCTTTTATCCGCTCAAGGTCGTGCCGGAACCAGTACGCCACAAGAACGGGTTTCCCGTTCGCCGCCTCGATTAAATCCTCAAGCGCGTCCAGCTTTCTGTCGTGGATGTGGGTAACGGAGCTGTCATCGGCGTAGACCGCACCGTTTGCCATCTGGGAGAGCTTGTTTGTAAGGCTTGCAGCGTTGGCGGCTGTTATTTCACCGTCCGGCAGCGCAAGCACCAGGTCGTCCTTTAAGGCATCGTACCGTTTGCGCTCTTTTTCCGACAGCCGCACGGTGTACTCGCTTGATATGAGTTCCGGCATACGGATGAAGTCTGTCGCCTTCATGGAAATGGTCATATCGGATATTTTTTCGTATATCCGTTCCTCCGCACCCGGAAGGGGCTTATAGCTGAATACCACCATGCCGTTTCGCTTGTCCGGGGTGAAGTACTCGTTTCGGTAATGGGTGATGTATCTGCCGAGCCGCTGTCCCATATCCAGCAGACGAAACTCCGCCCATAAATCCATAAGGCCGTTGGACGCAGGCGTGCCGGTCAGACCGATGATTCGCTTTACTTTGGGTCTTACCGTCATAAGGCTTTTGAACCTTTTCGCCTGCCCGTTTTTGAAGGAGGAAAGCTCGTCTATAACCACGGTGTCATAATTAAACGGGACGCCGCTCTTTTCCACCAGCCACTGGACGTTCTCACGGTTTATGATGTAAATGTCGGCTTTTGTTTTTAGAGCCGCAAGCCGTTCCTCTTCCGTACCGACCGCCGTACTGATAATGAGACCTTTCAGGTGATTCCATTTCTCAACCTCCGATGGCCATGTATCTCTCGCGACCCGGAGGGGCGCTATAACAAGCACCCGGTGTGATTCAAAGCTGTCGAACAGAAGATTGATAACCGCCGTCAGCGTAATGACCGTCTTGCTCAGCCGAGGCCCATATCCAAGAGGACTGCGGCGTTTTTATGCTTTTCGATGTAATCGACTGCATGGCTCTGGTACTCATGTGGTATGAACTTCATCCGGCATCACCTCCAATCTCTTTAAGTAAACGGTCAATTTGCCGCTCGTCATCCAGAACATATACACGGAACCCAAGTCCCCGCAGCAGTTTGTGCCTTGCCAATTGCAGTGGGCGCGGTTTACAGCACTTTGCCTTTACTTCAACAAAAGCCATATAACCACCAGGTAAAAGAACGATGCGATCAGGCATTCCGTCGAAACCGGGACTCACGAACTTTACCGAAATGCCTCCCATATTTTTTGCTGCGATTGTCAGCTTTCGCTCTATCTGTTTTTCTCTCATGATTTCCTCCAACCGGGACAGAGTGGACAGAAAGGACAACTTTTTCCTATATTACTTATGCGCGGGTGTGGGTACAGGTTTTGTTTTTGACTTATAGAAAACCCATTTTGAATATAAGGAGAAATGTTGTCCCGTCCCATAGTCTTGTCCATTAAATTTTACGTCTGTAAAGCCTTTGGCGACCATACATGGGCTGCCGACAGCGTTCATTAGTACGCTCCCAACCATCGACTTGCGTCATTAATGCCGCTATCGCATAACTGTCCGCTGGCTTCATCTCAGACAGATTGCGACAGAAGCACTCACACCATATTTCCGCATTGGATACCACCGTTTTTACAGTAACTCCGTTTGGGCGAGTAGGGTCGCTCTTATCATTGACATAGCTGCGACGGGCATAAATGTCCATGTTCTCCCAGCCATCCGGCAGCAGGGTATCAAGATACTCTTCGACCATGCCTTGACGCTCATCGACCTCCATTGCCGATTGCTGCACTTTTTCCGCTTCTTTTATCATGTCGGCCTCAAGATACAGCTTTTCGCCGCTTTCATAGATGGCCTTGGCTTCAGCCCATATCTGGTCACGTTCCTCTTTTGTGAAATGCCAGCGTTTTTTCTGCTCGTTTTGATGCAGTTTCACTATCCAAAAGCGACGATTACCCGTAATATCACGCAGATAACCGCGCTCACCATTGACCGACGCAATGATGATGCACTGCCTTGGATGGCTTTCTACGGTTTTGCCATAACTCGGACGATACTTGTCATCGGCTGTGGAGAGAAAGGCTTTTACTTTTTCGATATCCGCTTTTTTCATACCGGCGAGTTCGCCAATCTCCACGATCCAAAAGCCCTGAAGCTTTTCCGCGCCGGACTTGTCATTCATGTCGGTGAGGGAAAGTGTATCGGAGTAGTATTCATCACCCACAAGGTCTTTGAAGATAGTGCTTTTTCCGATTCCCTGTGCACCGTCAAGCACAAGAATACTGTCATACTTTGTGCCGGGGCGGTAAACACGGGCAACCGCCGCTGCAAAGGTCTTTCTCGTAACTGTGCGTACATAACGCGTATCATCGGCTTGCAGGCACCGCACAAGGAGCGTTTCAATTCTTGGAACTTTGTCCCATTCCGGCAGCGCGTTCATATAGTCACGTATGGGATGGAAGCGCCTATCGTCAGCAACCTTTGTAAAGCTGACATCGTGATTGCGGCTGGAAAACGAAACATAGCGCACATCTATCAGTGCTTTTAGCTGTGCTGTGTCCGCATCTCGCCAGAAAGAGTTATCGATTGGACGCTCCCAGGGGGTAGCACCCGTCACTTGAACACGACTGGCAAGTTCGTTATAAGCAAAGTTCGCAAAATCCGGGTCGTTGTTGAGAATGAGCGTTTCATTCCATACGCTGTTTTCAAGCACAGTGCTGCGGGTCTGATAACGGAGCAGCTTTTTCCAGTCGTCCGTTTCGGGATCAAAATCCTCCTGAGCCTGTACCTGTCGTTCCTCGGCTATCTGCAGTTTTACGCTGTCGTCTGAGAGCGCCATTTCACACATCTGGCCAAATGACTTTTTATCATCTTCGCTGCCAAAGCGGTGTGTGCGGACAAGGTCGAAGGCGTTTAGCAACTTTCCACAAGCGGGATCTGTCGCATGATGGCTGTACGCGAATTTGTCGTCGTAAACAACAACACCGGCAGTACCCTCGCCGAGAACATAGTCATAGCGTCCCTCAATAACTGAAGGTGCGTAAACCTCCGGTAGAAATTTGTCGATTACCGCTGTTACAGAATAGGCGCGGCAGAATGCACCGACCACGCCGGGCTTTGAGAGCGGGTCCTCCTGCTTTGCGGCCTCGTGCTTGACAGCCTCTGACTGCCGCGAGGATGTAGGCCATTGTGATACATCACGCCAGTCTGCGTACATACCGAGATACTTATCCACATCGAGCGGTTCGCCGGTCTGTTCATCGAACACAAACTCGCCGTTTGACGGGCAGGATGCCCAATACATCATGCGGTTTGATTCGTAGGTGGAGTCATCGAAAAAATCCATACCGATTTGCTTGGCGACCATTCTCATAACGGCGGGATACTCGTCCTCACTGACTTCTCTGCCAAAAAGGATTACAATACGGCATCGCGGTGTTTCCGGGGTGTGGCTATGGGTGGAATAGAGAAAATAAGTAACGCCGTCGAGGGCGGTGCGGACAATGCTCTGGAAATTCACATCAGCGGGAATGCTGTCAGCATCGAGTAGGCCCAGTGTGCGGAAGGTCACGTTTCCGTTCTTGCGGATTCCGTCTTTCAGCCAGCCTCCGACAAGACCGCCGATGTCCTTGAGTTCACCGCGTTTTGCCTTCGGCAGCTTTGAATATTCCTCTGCTGTTTCCGAGGTACGGATAGGATTCCGGTTGCGGTCGATGATATAATCCCATTCCAGTTCCTTGTTTTTATACTTCTTGTCCGTCCTGCGGTTGCAGACAGATATTTTAATTAGCACGGCTTTGTTCCTCCTTCGTGGATTCGCCTTTAAAGGCACCGTCGCCGGATATAGCAGTCATGTAGTCGGCCATTGCATTCAGCCTTTTGTAATCCGTATCACTCAGGCAGGCGAAACCATCAACAGGCCGAATGCCCGCCGCCGCGTCTAACCCGCAGTAATACAGCACTGTTTCGCGTAATGACGGACCGAAGCTGGTACCGTTGTCTTTTCGCAGCTTCTGCGTCGTTCCTTTTGCAATGCCGAGTTCCTCGCCAACGGCATCCCATTTACCAAAAATGGCATAGTCCGTCACCACAATCTCATGGAGAGAAGTTTGTACGGCATTTCGGACATAGTGTTCAATTTCGGCGAGACAGATGACCTCGATATGATTTGTGATGGCTTCGAGCATCATCGTTCGTCTGTCCTCCACGCAGCTTCGGGAGTAACGTTTTCTGCAAAGGGCATTCACGGCTTTTTGCAATACTTTCCAGTATTTCTTTCCTTCAGGATCGTCCGGCTGGCGGAGAAGCATCAGCGAGTCAAAATCATAACCTCGCACCGCCTTCAGATAATCAAAAACCATAGGCGCTATTTTCAGAGCATCTACACGCATAGCTGCCATAAAGTTATTACCGTTCGGTTTTACTTCGTCCATAGCCCAAGGCGTAACAGCGGGGTCATAAAAGTTCTCCGCCTGACCGTGACACTTTCTGCAAAGACTCACCAAATCGTCCATTGCTTCATTGCCGAAGCGATCATAAGTAAGATGATGTACGTCCGTAGCTTTGCCGCCGCAAACGCAGCAGATATGCCCGTCAAGCTCAAGCCGTTTATCAGCCGTCTGCCTCCATTGGGAGCTGTGAATATATCTTTCGTATTCAGGATTTCCTGGTTTAAACCGCCATGTATTAGCCATTGGAGCACTCCTCATTTTCTTTGGTAAGAAATTTGATGGTCATGTTCTTTTCACTCGCCCTGTCAAACTCCGCCTCCATACCGGAACTGAGGCGGTCGCCGCACACCCAGAATTCGCCGCATCTATCCATGAGGGCGTTACCAAAGGACATACCGAGTTTTCGTTCCGCCGGGTCGTTATCGTCCATGAACTGCGGATACAGAAGATGGGGCGCAACGGGGATGTATCCCTTTTCAACTGCAAGGCGGCAGTATTCTCTCGCCGCCTTTACGTTCGCCGCCACATCCCCGGAGTAAGGACTGCAAATATACACGAGGGTTCTTTTGTTATCCGGCATGACGCACCTCCGAAATCTTGTCGAGGAGTTCGTCTACAAAAAGCTCATATTCCTCTGGGGCGAGAGCACGGACGTCCTCGACCTCGAAATCCTCGCAGAGTCCGTGCAGTTCCATGCCGTAGCCGATATCCCGCAAAACATCGGTCAGACGGATAACGATATCGATGTTGATATCGCCGCGGTGCATCATCTTCGCGCTGCATTCGGCGCAGTTCACTTCCGTGTCATAGGGGTCTTGCGCTCCGGCGAGAATAAGCTCCCACAGATCCATCTGAATTTCCTTGCCGCATACGGCGCAGCGGGTATAAGTGCTTTTTGCCGTGACGGGACCGAACACGACCGCGCCGTCCTTCAGCTTTGTTTTTGTGTAAATCATCTTCTCTACCTCCGCAGTATTCGTGATAAACGGAAAATCCGTCCTCACCTCGTACAGGACAAGCAAGGACGGAAACCGTACCATATTTAATCTTTTTTATAAAAATCGCATTCGTAGCCATCGGCTCGGAGTATAAGACCGGGCGCCCAAGGCGGTGTTCTGCCCATCTGTTCACAGACCGCGTCAAGGGACATGATCCTGTCCGCTTCGATGATGACTTCATCGTGTACATGGGCAACAATGTTACAGCAGCGCAGAGTCTTCATGGCGTGGCAGAGGATATCCCGGCTTGTCGCCTGGACGATGTTTTCCACCAGTTTTGGGCCGTAAGTTTCAAGCCGCTCCCACTTTTTCGTGCCGCCGGTACCCTCATAAGTGATAGCTTCACCGCCGAAACGGTTCTCTCCAATTCTTGGCTTCACATAGGCAAGCCGTCTGCCGGAAGGAAGTCTTATAAAAAGGAATCCGCTCTCGTAGGAAAAATCGACACCGTAAGCGGTTGTATGCATCTTACCTTTGATAGCCGCTTTCGCCGCTCGGTCGACCGCCCACCAGGACTTGACGATATTGGGGTTCGCACCGCGCCATGAATCCACGATGGGCTGAAGCTCCGACTCCTTTAGACCCATCTCCAGAGCGCCCATTGCCTTTAGCGCGCCCACGGAACCGCCGTAACCACAAGCCAGTTCCGCAACCTTGCCTTTCTGCCTGAGTTCGCCGTTTACGCCGTGCTTGACCACGGGGACATGAAACATCTGCGAGGCGGTGGCGCAGTAAATATCCTCGTCCTTGGCAAAAGCGTCCAATTTCCATTGTTCTTTGGCAAACCACGATATGACCCTCGCCTCGATTGCCGAGAAGTCCGCCACGATAAACTTCCTGCCGTTCTGCGGCACGAAAGCCGTGCGGATAAGCTGAGACAGAGTATCCGGGATGTCCTCATACAGCATTTCAAGAGCGTCGTAATCTTTGACACCAGTAAGAGCGCGGGCTTCTTCAAGGTCGGGGATATGGTTCTGAGGCAGATTTTGTAACTGGACAAGCCGTCCCGCGAATCGACCTGTGCGCGATGCTCCGAGAAACATGAACATTCCCCGGACACGGCTGTCGGCACAGACTGCGTTTTCCATCGCCGTGTATTTCTTTACGGATGATTTCGCAAGCTGCTGGCGGAGCTGTAGCACCGGCACAAGCTCCGCCGGGGCGTTCTTTAGCTGTGCCGACACTTCCTTTTTGCCGAGGGTGTCTATCTCAAGCCCGTTATCCGCAAGCCAGCCCTTGACCTGCGCCACGCTGTTGGGGTTTTCCAGAGCGGTCAGTTCCCGCATGGCTTCGGTCAGCGCGTCTGTTGACCTTGCATCCAGGGACAGGCAGGCGGAAACGAACGGCATATCCACGCCGATACCTCTGTCGTTAATTTCTTCGGACAGGTGATACTCGTCCCATACGAAGTCCGGCACGGGGAACTTAGCAAGTCTCTGTGTTATCTGCATCTCGACCTCCACGTCGCGGAGGTTATATGACTTAAATAACCCCCACTTTTCCGGAGCGTCGGAGGGCAGATTTCTCGTCCTGCCGCCGTTTGCTTTTGTCGGAGCACATGGCTGACAGAAAAATTTAATAAGTTCCTTGCCCTCTGTCAGCTTTTTCTTTTCAAGACCGAGTATCTCTCCGACTCCCGAAAGGGAGAGCGGAAGACCGAGATAAGCCGCCCATGTCATGGAACAGCGCCAGGAGGACGGATTCAAAAACTGGGTGCTCTCCTGTGACAGCGGATGATTATCGTGGAAGAGGTCAAGACTGACGCCCATATCGGCGAGGTACCGTGACAGGCACACCCGCTCAAATCCGCTGTTATGTGCCCATTTGACAACTGTATCGTCCGTGAGGGCATTGAAAATATCCTGCGGTATGGTTTCACCCTGCAGAAGGTCAACAACCTTCACCTCGCCGCCGTCCACGCTGTATCCGAAGAGGATAATCTGAAAATCCGGAGATTCAGCGTATTTATACACGCCACATTTCTGTAGGCTCACGCTGCTGAATGTCTCAATGTCAATTTCGAGAGTCCTCATCGTCATCCTCCTCCGGGCAGCCGCAGTCTTCTGAATCGTTCATGCATCTGCCCTCGATATAGTCGAGGTAATCGTAATAGCTGTCATCGTACATATTCGTTTCCTCCATAAGAAAAGCGGCGGAGAAAAGACTGTCTCCCTCCGCCGCCCGTTCGGGTTACTGTTTTTCTTCGTTATCCTTGCGGATGCGTTTTTTCTCTCTGCGCTCATTAATCGCAAACTTTACGATAGTGAAAATGTTGCCGATGAAAGTCCCTACCACGGCACCAAAGCAGACCGCAAGCATCATTGACTGGATGTTTGTCATAGTGTCAGTCCTCCCTTAACCCAGGAAGTCGTCATCGGCATCGCTCTGATAGCCGTCACTAAAATCGTCTTCAGCTTTCGCTTTGCCGCCGAGTGACTCGCCGTCCTTGATTTTCTGGATGTTCTGAAGACCACAGGCAACGCCTTTATTGCCGTTAGAATTAAAAGCATAGAAGCTGAGAGATACACGGGCGTACACGCCGGAGTAGATTTCTGAGGTATCTAAGATGGGCTGGCAGTGGACATCCACGACGCCGGGAGCATTATTGCTGTTTGCATTTACGAACCAGCAGCCCTTGTACGCCTCATCGTCCGGGCGCTCAATGTCGCCGTCACGGAGGGGCGTTTTCAGAGCGGAGAGCGGAGGCACGGTTTTGCCGCTGCCGCGCAGCTTGCCCTGACCTTCCTCATAGGCCGCTTGAATAGCCGTCTTAATCTTGGTCACGGTGACAGTATCGGACTTAGGGATAAGTACGGAGGTGGAAAACTTGGGCACGCCGCCATTTATGCTTTTCGCGGTCCAGATATTTGCGTAACTGAGGCGAACGATGCCGGTTACTACTTTTGTGGGGTTAACAGAATTTGTCATGATAATAATCTCCTTAATTTTCGTTAGGGTCGGCGAAGTCATCCGCCGCCGTGTTTAGTTCGTTACGCTTGTCCGATGCCGGAACAAGCACTGGTTTGCCTTCGGGTTTGCAGGTCAGCTCGCCGAGCAGTTCATCAAATTTCTTCCTGCCGAGAAGTGAGGTCATTGCCGTGATGCCGAGCAGCCTGTGTTCATAAGGGTCGTACCCCGCGTTCTTGACCGCGGCTGCAGCGGCATCATCATCTGTGTACTTGCGGTTGCTTCTGCCGGCCACAACCTTCCAACCGTCATACTTCGTGCCGGAAAGTGCCTGGGCAAGAGCGTAGTCCTTGACGTCCGACGCCCAGGAAACCAGTTCGTCGATTTTTCTGAGGATGTCCGCCACCTCGCAGATTTGCAGCAAAGAGGGGTCTGTGAAATCATAGGCGGCAAGCGCCATATTTGCTTCGGCTCTGGCTCTGCATTCCGCTTTCGCCTTGCAGAACCGGCAGTGATCGCCGGCCGTATAGCTGCCTTTGCCGTCCCATGCGAGTTTCGCCGCCGGGACAAGCACGGTTTCCGCCCATTCTGTGAGAGCCTCTGCGGTCGTCTCCCAGGTCTGCACATTTCCGAGCCTCGGCTGATAGATGCTCATCCGCACGGTATCGAACCGATAGAGGAAGTCGAACATCCGTATGGCACCGAGGGCGTAGATGCAAAGCTGGTCATTTTCTTCTGCGTCGACCTTTACGCCGCGTCCGCTTTTTAGATCGATGATGTGCAGAACGCCGTCCGATACGATAAGCGCGTCACAGGTGCCGAAGCATTCCGGGACATAGAGGGAACAGTCAACGCGCTGCTCTACAAACACAGCCGGGTCTTTGAGTCCTTCCGTCTGCTCCATTACGAAGTCGGCGTAATCGGATGTGTATTCATCCATTTCCGCGTCGTCGCAAGCAGGAGCGTTTTTGGCTCTGCCGAGCCGGTGGTTGAGTTTCCCCTCTGCCACACTGTGGGCAAGGGTGCCTTCAGAGGCGTAGCTTGATACCGAGTCCGCGAGGAACTCCGTAAGCCGCGCCGACGGCGGACATTTCATCCAGCGAGATGCGGAAGATGGGGCGAGTAAAGAATGCTTGATGCTGTTTTTCACAATAAGCACCTTGCTTTCTCTGCCGCTTTTCTGGCTTCTTCTTTATCATTGAATAAACCTATGTGCCTATAACCGCCAAGCGTTGTATAGGCGCGCCACTTACCCCTGTCAGATCGCCAGTTGACACCATATAAACCCGATTTCCCGCGAGATGTCTGGAGTTTCGTATGGCTGTGAATTTTGTTTTCCGAATCAGTTACCCATTCCAGATTTTGAACGGTGTTATTAGCTCTGTTACCATCCTTGTGGTTAACCTGCGGCTTGTTACAGGGGTTTTGGAGAAAAGTCATAGCGACAATGCGATGAACCTTGTGAGTAATAACTTTTCCGGCGTTCTGAAGATCCACCATCATGTATCCGTCCTTGTCACGCCTTGGACTTAGAATTCTTTCGTGAATCACATAGGTTCTTGAACCCGCTGTTATTTTTCGCTCCAAACTCTTTATGTGCCCGTGGTTTGACACCTCATACAAGCCATCCCAGCCTGCTATCGAGAGCCAATGTTCGTCATTCATAACAGCGCCCTCGCTTCCTCCATGAGTTCCTCATAGAACTCACTTTCGACCTCGGACAGCTTTTCACAGCCGTGGCTTTCAAGCAGCTTCTTTACCTCCGCCGTTTTTCCGCCGCGGGATACTTCCGCCAGCAGAGCTCGGACTTCGGCAAGCTCCGGGGTCTTCTTCTGAGGTGCTTTGGGAGCGGGACTGCCAACCTCGTAAGCCTTAAGCGCCGAACTCAGCTTCGTCACGCTGCCAGCCAGCGAGGTGAGTTCCGAGATTACACGCGCCAGGGTTTCCGCGATGTTGACCAGTTCGTTCCCGATTTCGGTGATTGTCATTCGGTTTACCTCCGTTTCTTATTTGTGAGAGGTTTTGTCCCTCTCCACCTCGTACAGGACAGGCAGAGAGGGAAACCGTACCGAAACGCAGAAATTATTCGAAATAGTTTTTGAGAGCGGGATTTTCACGGAGAGTCTGTACGAGTTTCTTTACACGCTTGCGGATAGCGCCCTCGCTCAGACCGCATTCCTCCGCGATTTTTGCCTTTGTCTTGTCGCTCAGAAGCTCGTCCCACAGATACCGCTCTTCATGGGTAAGGGCGTCAACAGCGATGCGAATGGATGTGACGGTTTCCTTTTTTATAAGGAACTCAACGGGGCCGTCCTCGTCGTCAGGGATGTCGAAACCGCTCTCCTCGCCATCATCGGTGCGGGACATTGGCTTATCGATTTCGAGGTCGCCGTGCTTGACGGCTCTCGCTGTCCAGCGTTCCTGGCTCTTAAGGTCGGCGGCGTTTGCCTTGTGGGTATCGTCACCCATCGTGTTTCTGGGGAGGCGTATCGCCATCTCTCGGTCGGGGCTGTAGTACCAGCGTTGAACGAAGGGGTTGTCCGCCGTGGGCGTTTCTGCCGGGGCGAAGCACTCCTGCCGGGTGCATTCGACCGTCTCGCCACTGGAAACCATGCGGTAATAGTGTTCGTAGTGAAGTTTCTGATAGTTTTTCATGATTTTTTCTCCTTAGATTTGATTTGTGAGAATCACAGGAGAAAATTTTCATGAACTTTTACACAAGTTATGCTCGTCCCATTGTGTTTTACATAAAAGTGTGATATACTGGTTTAGTATGATTTGTTGTGGATTACTTCTTTGCGGCAAACCATTTACCAAAGGGAAAATTGCTCCTGTGAACCTCACAAGAGCAATCCAATAGTTAATAGAGTTAGAGCGCTATGGTTAGCAAAGATATTAGCGTTAGTAGCGATATTACTTTGTCTATGGAGGAAACATATGTCAATCAACGACTACCCGCGCCTGTGCGGAGGCGTGTTTTTTACATATTTGCTTGATGCCCGCAAACAGAGAGCCGGAGTTCGGGAGCATTATATGAGCGAAAGTGATGGGCTTTCCGACCCGGAAGCATTCGCAGACCTAATAAGGGTTATCTATCCGAACTACACTGTTCCCGCAGGAAAGACCTTCAAAGAAAATACATCTTCATATAAGAACTGCCGAAAGAGTGCCGGCGCACATCTTCCTCTCAATGGGACCGCAGAAGCCCGTGCTTTTGATGAGTGTGTAAGAACGGACTATCGGGCAGTGCTTTCCCGCATGTTTTCATTCACGGATACTTATCTCGATACGGAAACGGACACAAAAAAAGATGAGTACCTTGTTGAGGCACTCATCGAGATTATTTCAAAAGACGCATCCGTTGAAGCTGATACGGAGTTTTTTGCTCTTGAAGACGGCACCGCCGTTTCAAAGGAAACACTGACGGCATCAACGGCTTTTTGCCTACAGGCTTTTCTGGTAGGCATTTGGCACTATATTTTGCAAAACCGTCCCGACAATACTATCGGGCGCAGTACCATTGAAAATTGGCAGCCAACTGCCGGATTCACGCAAAAGCTGACGGTGAAGAACTGTTCCGTACAGGCAACCACATCGGCGGATTCTGAGGAGACCACATCCGAATATGCGGAAACGGTCATTGAGGATGCTACCGAAGAACAGTCCGACAGCCAAAAGCAGGGTGCAAAGCAAATGGGTAATAATCAGATGGTTTTTATCCAGAACGGTAACAACAGTACCCAAATCGGAAGTGTCGGAACCTTGACCATAAAACACGGCGACTGAGGAGGGCAGATAATATGAGTAATGAAATAAAGCCCGTTCAATCCTCAGATATCGTAACAGGCAGTAAACCTGCCGTCCCGATGTCATTCACCCAGACGGGAAATAACGGTACGCAAATAGGTCATGCGGAAACCGTAAACAATGAAATCCATGTCAGGGTTTTTGATTCATCAACAATCAAACCCGACGGAACAATTCAGAGAACAAGTACCAAGCTTTCCAGTGAATATTACAGCCTGTTTGTTCTCGGCACCGCTGAACCTTTTGAAGGCGTCGAAGGCAGCTTTCTTGTCCGTGGTGACCGTGTTCTCGAAAGAGGATATACAGACAAAGAAATTCGAGACGCTTTCATCTATATGACCGAAGCTGACAGAGAAACCATAAAATCGTATCCTGCGCTGTTTATGGGAGAAAACCGTGACTACGGACAAGCGGACGAGGGTCAAATGGCATACTGGGGTCGCGTAATCGGCATCAGCCCTCACGGGAAGGATATTAAAATCAGATATCGTTTTATAAAAGAAATACCCCAGCAGAAGTTAAATGGGCTTCTGGAAGAGCTTTGCCTAATAGGAGCAAGCTGCTTCAATGAACTCAACCGCACACACTGGGCTATAAAAAGAGTAAATCTTTTTGAGGAGCTATCGGATGCACACATCGACTTATTCTAATTACACGGAGGCGAAACATGGAGAAAGAAACGATTAACGAAATGCCGGAGAAATGGGTTAACCTTGAGGACATTGCCGAGCATCTCAGCTTAAGTCAGGATACAGTCCGCACATGGGTTCGCGAAGGCAAACTCCCGGTGTACCGAGCCGGAAAACGATACAAATTCAAAATATCCGAGGTGGACGAATGGGTCCGCAAAGGAAAAATTAAAGACTAAAAAACACAAAATAGTACCGACACAGGAGGTGGCACTATGGAAAAAATCAAGCACGGAATAGAACGAATTGAAATTAACTATGCCACCTTGAGCGGTGTTTTTATCGAGCCTACCCTTATCAATTTCTTTTTCGGAAATAACGGCACGGGCAAATCAACTGTCGCAAGAGCAATACACGACAAAGTAGGGCTGACTTGGCATCCCGATGTTCCCGCAGACGATTATGAAACGCTGGTTTTTGACCGCGATTATGTCGAGGCGAATTTCCGCAGTTTTGAAAAGCTGCGCGGTGTGTTTACCGTTGGCGAGTTAAACGCCGACACACAGGAGAAAATCGCTGTAAGAACAGCGGAAAAACGGGACTGCGATTCGGCGGCATCTTCAGCGCAAGCATCAGCAACTGCAAAGAAATCCGAGCTTGATACTCTGCTTGAGAACTTTCGCACCGTTTGCTGGAGCCACAGTTCCGCACTTCGCACCGCTTTCAGCGATGCAATGGCAGGATATAAACGCTCAAAGGATATATTCACCACGGAAGTTCTAAAAGGCGCGACTCCCGTTGAGCATGATTTGCATGAACTAAAGACTATGTGCGAAACAGCCTTCAGTTCAAACGGCAGACGCTATCCTCGCATCAACAAGACGGGAGCGTTTACACAGCTGGCTGGCATGGGAGAAACGTGCAAACTGCTCGGCGTTTCTATTACAAGCAGCAGTGATACCGAGTTTGCAAGATTTGTCAGCGCGCTCAATGCCGCTGACTGGGTTAATCAAGGTCACAAACACTACACCGCCGGAGCGAAAGGTAAATGTCCGTACTGTCAACAAGAGCTGCCTCCTGATTTTGAATCGGATATTGCTTCGTGCTTTGATGCCCAATATCAGCAGGATGTCGCCAATCTGCAAAGACTTCTTGAAGCATACACTGCGGATATGAATGGGTTTATTACCGTCCTTGAAGCAAACCTACAGGTCGATATTCTGCCGAAGATCGATACTGCCGAGTACAAAACAAAACTGGAACTATTCAAGAGAACGGTTGAGAACAACATACGGAAAATTGCGGACAAAATAAAAGAACCGTCCTCCATCGCCGTGCTGGATGATGTGAAAACGGTTCGTGATGAAATTAACGCTATTATTGATGCCTTTAACACCCAGATAGATGAGAATAACGCAATTATTACCTCAAGGGGTGACAAGCAGACCGAGTGCAAGAAGAAGACGAAGGAACTAATCGCATTCACCCTTGCTGCTGACATAAAGGCGTATAATGACAGCTTCCGTTCCATTGACAAGGAATACCACGATTTTTTGGACACTTACACGAAAAACCATAACCGCTCAGTTGAACTTGACCGCGAGCTCACCGAACTTAACAAAGATGGTGTAGGAACGATTGCCACGATAAATGCCGTCAATAAAACCTTGCGGGATGCCGGACTGCAGGGCTTCATGCTTTATCCCAAAGCCAACGAGGAACACGTTTATGAGGTAAGGCGCGAAGGCAGTGATAAACCCGCAAAGAATCTGAGCGAGGGCGAACGCAACTTTATCGCTTTCCTCTATTTCTATCATGTGGTCAGAGGCAGTTATGAGGAAACCGGGAAAAAGAAGCGGAAAATAGTTGTCATCGACGACCCAGTGTCCAGCTTGGACAGCGGCGTTCTTTTCCTCGTCAGTTCACTGGTTCGGGAACTGATTGATATCTGCTACAATAATGTCAATTTGGAATCGCACACATTCAAAGGCGATGAGGTCGCACAGATATTCATTCTTACCCACAACACCTATTTCCATAGGGAGATTACATACAATCAGGTCGGCAGATACGATTTCGTTTCCTATTATCTGATTCAGAAACGGAACAACATATCTGCTGTCAGACCTTGTGTAAGGGAGAACCGAAATACGGTGCCTCCCACGATGGAGAACTACAACCCGGTTCAAAACTCATATAAGGCTCTGTGGAGCGAGTTCAAAGAACTGTCCGGCTCTATTACCACGATGAGCGTAATACGCAGAATCCTTGAGTATTATTTCCTGCAGCTTTGCGGTTACGATGGAATAAACCTTCGTAAAGAGGTTCTCGAAAACCATAAAGACTGCTTCATCGTGAAATCCGGTGATGACACCCCTGATGATGATACCAAGTTCCATCTGGCACAGTCGATGCTGTCGTACATCGGCAAACAGGAGCATGGCTTTAACGATGGCATGGATTTTGTTGACGAGAGTACCGATGTCACGCAGTGCCGCGAGGTATTCAAGATGATTTTTGACTGCCTAGACCAGATTCAACACTACGACATGATGATGGAGGAGAAAACGGTATGAAAATAGAAATGGGTGAATCGCTTTTCTATTCGTGGCTTCGACACGTCAAAGAATGTCAGGTTGTCCAAACAAACTGGAAAGTTTCTCCGCAGTGGTCCCTTCAGCACATGGACGAGCTCGAAGCGTTGATGGTTGCAGCCGATACGCTCTTTGATTCGAAATATGGATATAAGGTTTTCAAAAAGAACAGTTCGCTATCGCAGCTCATCCAGCAGGGCGAATGCGACGCTGTCGGAATTAGTATCCAAGAGGACGGAAACCATCTTTATGCCGTCGATGTTGCATTTCACGAAAGTGGGCTAAACTACGGTTCTCGGGACGAAACCGTAATGAAAGTCATCTCCAAAAGCCTGCGAACGACGATGTGCCTTTATGGTTTCATGGACTCGAAGGATGCAGAAATCATCTTTGCTTCTCCGAAGATAAACCCTGCCATTGTTAATGACCTTGCTCCATGTATGGAAGATGCAAATACGCTTCTCGCAGGGCGAGGGTTCGATTTCACGCTGCGGGTAATTGCTAATGATGAATTCAATGAATCGGTACTTCAGCCTATCTTGCTCATGAGCGATGGCGTTGCTGACACGACCGAGCTTTTTCTTCGGAGCTACCAGATGTTTACTATGTTCTCGGATACGCCTGCGGAATTTGTCAAAACAGTGCAGGCGCGTCCACCGAGAAAATTAACGGTCGGAAATGGAGCACCAATTGCAGAAGAAGGTGCGTACAAGGAACTGAAAATCGGGCAGTTGGCGAGAACCATTCTGCGTCGTATGCTTGAGGACGGAGCCGCTTCAGAGGACGAGGTTGGCTTTATGCAAAAAACCGATTACAGCAAGCAGTTCTTTAACCTCCAGTATCCGTTACTGCTTCGGACAAATGAACGCGATACGGAACTACATTATTACAAAGACCCAGTAATCATTCGTGGTAACCAATATCGCATCTGTTGTGAATGGTTTGAAACCGCCGCAAACAATGACAGACCTTACTTACTCAAATGGATAGAAAGTCATGAAAACAAATAACATAGTGAGAAATTGGGGGTAAATATGGCAAAATTATTTGGTGAATCCGAACACAACGTACTTTATTTGTTTCGGGTTGGAACTCTCTTTAACTACGGTGGCGAACAATATACCGTTATCAAGGTTGGTAAACCCGTTTGCAGTAGAGGTGAGCCGAAAACAGATATATTTATTGGGGCGCGGAACTCACAGCGCAGGGTCAAGGAATTTAAAATCTCATTTAAACAGAGCAATGCCGATTTTCTTGAGAATAAAACCAATGCGGAAAGAGCCGAGCAACTTTTTGGTGTGGATTGGCAAAGGATAATTTCGACCGCCACAAATAATCTGAGCACAGAATTTGCTTCACGTAAACTAATCTATAAGTCTCGATATGGTCGTACTGAAGTGGGAGCAATTACGCTCGGCTGGAAATTCGAGTTGCTCAATGTGGAGAGTGGTCAATTAAGTGGGAATATGCTTTTATCGCGAGAGCAAGTACTCGATGTCTATTCGGGTACAAATCTTGTCGGGGATAAGCGCGATGCAACCGTGGATGGTGAAGTAATAGAAAACAGTGGGGTATCCAATTTTATTCTGTTTGAAGATCGACCTGTTCACACAGCTCAAGAAGCCATCGATGCTCTCATATCAGTTGAATCGTATGTTGACTGCAATCCACAGGTTTATTTTGCGTGTAAGGCATTGAACTTTCGCACGATTGCACAGAAATATGATGGGAATAGACCACTTGCTGTATATGTCGATTGGTTCGCTCATGACGGAATGCTTGATTATAGATTGAGATACAATACTCCTTTGCTCCAGGGCGGAGATGCTGTATTTGCCCGTCTAAGTGCCGCCATGAGAACGCTTGGAATAAAAACTACAGATGACATAAATCGTGGCAATGTTACAAACCCGGATATTATTTTGGATTAAGGAAAAGGCGGAGAGGTTAAAAACCTCTCCGCCTTTAATCGCGCTCGTCCTTATTTCGATTCTAACGCTCTTTTGATAGCAGTTGCTATCTCATATGCAAGGTTAACAGGCACAGCATTACCAATCATTTTATATCCTGTGTCGATTGTGTCATAAATAAAAACAAAATTGTCTGGAAAGCCTTGAACTCTTGCCACTTCGCGAACTGTCATTCTACGATATAACGCTTCTTGTCCTTCTACAAACCGACAGTCGTTCTTTCCTACTTTGTCCATTTTGGGTGCCTGTGGATGCAGTTGGCACTGGCGACCGGAGGCTTGAACCGTAAAGGCTTGCTCATTCCAGTCTTTGACGCGATTTCTGCTCATAAAAATCGTAGAATATGCGCCAGTAAAATATTCATTGTTATTTACCGCCAATGGGTTGTGGTGGTTTTTGTCTCCTGCTGGCACTGCTGTGTCCTGCAAATCCCAGATGATATCTCGCAAAGTGATTTTTTTGGTGTCATCTTCGGTAGAGCCTTTCGGAAAAACAAACTTAATCCCAAGGTCTTTTCTAAACCCGATATAGAACACTCTCTTGCGTTCTTGAGCGACTCCATAGTCTTTAGCATTTACCATGGTAATGCTTACGTCATAACCGCAGTCCTCAAACATGGCAATAATGCTTTTTACAGCATCTGAGTGGCGATTAGACAACATGCCACTAACATTTTCTGCAAGGAAAAACTTTGGTTGTTTCTTTTTGAGAATTCTTATATATTCGAAAAACAGCTTTCCGCGGTCATCGTCAATGCCTCGAAGTGCACCCGCTTCGGACCAAGACTGGCAGGGAGGTCCACCAATTATTCCATCTATTTCATCTGGAAAGTCATCTTCCTGTATGTTGCGAATATCACCACGGATGAGTTTGGTGTTAGGGTGATTAGCTTCAAATGTTTCCCAGATGGTTTTATCAAATTCATTTGCAACGGGGATTTCAAAACCTGCTCTCTCAAATCCAAGGTCCAAACCGCCGCACCCACTGAATAGGCTGATTACTTTCATTCTGTTTCCTCCCATATTTTTGTGTCAATATCAAAGGGATAATCGTTTGCTTCACAAAAGCCCTTGATTCTTTTCAAAGTTTGAAAATTTGGTAAAGCCTTCCCGTTTTCCCATCGGTTCACCGTGGAGTAAGACACTCCGATTGCTTTGGCAAAATCGGTTTGACTTAATAGACTTTTTCTTCTCAGTTTTTTTAGTTCTGAACTTATGTCCACCGCAGTACCTCCTCTGTCCAACAGTATAGAGTAAGTATAGCATAAATATAGCGTTTAGTAAAGAGGACATTAAAATATTTCTTTTGCTTACTTGTTGGATTTTTTTGGTTTTCCGAGCACAAGGCTTATGCGACCAATGCTCTCAGCATGCGGGAATACTGTGTATACAGCACCAATTAGAACCCTTTTATTTTTCCATGTACTCTGTTATTTTTCATTGAACTATTTTATTTTTTATCAAGGGGTATTCAAATTGCCCCTTGAGCCGAGAATGCCGGAGAAGCCCCATAACGCAGAAAAAGCCTGTAATACAAAGGATTTTGAGTACCCCTATGGGGCAAATCCTTTGTATTACAGGCTTTCTCGATATGAATAATAAAAGGATTGACCGTAGCATTGTATCAATGCTACGGTCAATGTTTGGTGGAGGCGGTGGGTGTCGAACCCACGTCCGAAAATCCTTCCACAAGAGCTTCTCCGAGTGCAGTCAG